TCAATCAAGAAGTGCTACACAATACCCAACAGATATAATGTATCATTGAGAGTCATCAATCAGTTTGGTGAAGACACAGTTGTTTTTTCCGAAATCATCGATGCTAGAATCGAGGCTCCCGACGTAGCCGTTATTGATTACGACCCTCAAGCTACCCAAGATCTTACTCCTGGAATCCCTTCGGGAGGACCTTATACTACGCCACCTGTGATTCGTTCGCCCACAGATACCTTTATTCAGATTCAAATTCCCGAAGGAGAGAATCCCAATACTCCGGGTCGATCCTATGCTGGGGAATTGTTGGATAACTGTGGTGATCCAATCGATCCTATTATAACCTACACATGGAATATTGCCGATGATTTAGAACACGAAAACCAAAGAACAACAAAGGCTTCTTTCGGTATTGGAGGTTTATACGATCTCGCCCTCAGGGTCGATACACAATTTGGCTCTTATCGCATTACGACATATGAAAACACAATGGATATCGTTGAAGAGGAAAATCTTTGGTTGTGGATGAACCAAAGTCCCACTGCACGGGCATATGAGTTCGGACTAGCAAGCGAGACTTTTAAAGCAGCCGGTACAGAAGTAGTTGTCAATCGAGACGATTCATTCTTAGACTATCTAGCGAATCCCCCTTACGACCCAGACGCAGAAGCTAGGGCAAAAAGAGAATTTTCACGCAACACGGCATTCACAAGGCGAGGAACTGATCCTTCGGGAATATCAGGAACCGCTTTATTGTTCTGGGCTATAGGTGGAAGTGATGTGGCCAACCAAAAAATTGCCGTTAAAGAACACAATGGCTTTGCAGACACTTACGAATCAAAAACCTCAATAAAAGAAAGGCCTTGGAATTGGACAGCTTTAATTTCCTCTGATGATGCATTCTTTGTATTTGGCACACAAGAACATGTTGCTGCTCCTAATACAAATCCCTCTAATCCTGAACTGCTATCGTATTCACTCTCGACATTAAGTGGCGGTCGTGTTACTCTGACGCCCTCGGATTTCACAAATGGAGCCGACACGCTTCTAACCCACCCGTCCGTTTACGATGGCGGCGTACCAACTAATGGCTATTTTGCCACATATCGAGGAACATGGAAAGATTCGACAGGGTATTTGTTGCGGAATAGTGCGGTCAACGAGTTCTTCCGAATAGATAGTTTTTTTAAGACATTGGGATCTGTATTAGAGCCATTTCAGGGAATGACAAGACTACAGGAAATGACCGGAGCAACTCAGAAAACAGAAGGCGAACTGGTTACTTTGAGTGATGGCTTGTATTTCTTTAATAATTCTAGTGAGATTTTGGCCTATAATGAGACTTCCGAGGTTTGGGAGGTCGGTGGACCAAGTGTACAATCTGTATCATTTAGATCCCTACAAGATACAACTGTCTCAGGATTCAACGATACCTCAAACACTCTGTTGGCTGCCTCAGATAATGACAGCATTGCTTACCTAAGTTTCGACTATAGTCCGCGAGCCTTCATTAAGTTCAACAGCACCAATGCAACGTTTAATGATGCGGGAGTGCGACCTTCGGGCTCGCAATTCCTAATGGGTATCTACTAAATAGGAAAAAGGAAAAACATGAGTGTCGGTTTCCCACCACAGCCAGTATACCCCCAAGCAGTAGACTCAAATTATACCCTGTTCTTGGTCTACAACACTGGCGAAGCTCGCTTGGCAGCCGATAATGCAGCCTGGGCCCAAGAAATAGAGATCTATCCGGTGGGTCCTGACGAGCCAGAGATATGGGCTGACAATGGTTTTGGAAATCTTGAAGGCGAGCTTTTTTACTATGATGCAGTAGAAAAAAACGAATATGGCAAGGTCGATAAACTAAAAAGATGTGCCCGAAACTTGGGAGGCCAACCTACTAAATTCAACAAAGCTTCTACTGTACCCACTCCTGGTTGTCCCTGCAAGGAAAAGGGGGTCTGGGTCCGAGGGATGGTTATTGCCGAACACCACAATCAAATCGTGGATTGCACAATCGCCACTGAGCAGTTTCTTACAGTGGTGGATTCTTGTGCCCAAGACTTGATAGATGAACCACCGTGCCCAGATGATGTCCCTTGCCCCGAAATCGATTTTAGCTTTAAGGAAGTTACAGAGCCCGATCCCTGTGAGGGCACCACATATCAATACGCTATAGAGATTACTGGAAACTACAGCACCTTTGAACTTGATTTTGGTGATGGGCAAACATCAACTTCACTAACGGGCACACACACCTATCCCCCGAACACAAGGGTAGATCCCATTGTTAGAGTAGCGAGTGAAAATTGTACTATCGCCCAAAGTCCAACATCCCGAACAACAGACCGGCCTGTGGCCCCAACCGTCGCAGATCCACCCAACTGGTTGCTTCCAATTCCAGAGGTTCCAACTTTTCCAGTTCCAAGTATTCCACCGATTTCCTGTGATGTGGATATAGAATTACCCCAGATTGTTGTGCCTGGAATTGAAATTCCTAGTTTTATTCTTAGCGGCATCAACATCGAAATTCCTTCCATAATACAGATAGTGCCTCCGATTCCCACAATAATTACCATTGTGCCTGAAATTCCCACTCTCATTGTTATTGAGCCGGAAATTCCAAGCATTATCACAATCGAACCAAGCGTTATCACAATCGAACCAAGCGTCATAGAAATCGTTGGCGATATACCAACTCAAATAGAAATCGTTGAAGATATCCCAAATGTCATCACCGTAATTGATGACATTCCAAGCGAAATTAGTATTGTGGGCTGTTCCAGCGAGATTTCGCTAATCAATGCCCCAAGCGAAATTTCAATGGTTAATTGTTGTAGTGAGATTTCGTTGGTCAATTGGCCGGATAATATTTCGTTGGTCAATTACCCCAGCGAGATCTCTCTTGTCTGCCTGTGCAGCGAAATCTCTCTTATCTGCATGTGCAGCGAAATCTCTCTTGTAAACTGGCCGAGTGAAATTGGAATTTCTTGGGGAACAATTCCTTCTATTGAAATTTCTTGGGGAACAGTTCCCACAATAAGCTGTGATTGCACAATTTCGGTAGAAGTCGTTTGTGCCAATCCAACACCTAGTTTCGCAGTTTATGCAGATTCAGTCCAGCATTCTCCTGTTGTTACCGAAGTTATCAAAAAATTGGGATTGAATGACACGATTTCGATGCAGCCTCCGCAAGAAGAGGCTGCTCAAAAATATCGAGAAAACTATCGACAAAAAAAAGAAAACATTCTTGATCTTGGTATCCCCTCAGAAATCAGCTTAGTAGCTCCCGAAATACCTGAATTAAAACTGATTCACAATTTACCAAGCTCAATTTCTTTGGAAGTTCCAGCAATTCCAACTATTGAAGCAAAATGGATTGGCGAACCTCTGCCGAGCGAAATCAGATTTGTCAGTGATAATTTAATTCCAACCACAATCAATCTTTTGGCTACCGAAATCCCCGCAGCTATTCCAATTGATGCGACTGCCATTCCAACTGCTTTGCGATTAGAACCAGCCAGCAATTTTCCGACAGAACTCAAGCTAAATGCTGAAGATATGCCAACGGAAGTAAAGGTGACCGGTTTCCCGGATTCCATCAAAGTCGATATACCATCAGAAATTGTTGCTAAATTAGAGGTTCCCGAAAACCTGGAAGTCCCGCTGGTCTATAAAGGTGGCCCAATTCCTATAGAATTTGGCAAACAAACTCTAATGAATAGCAGCGGCGAGGGCCCCTGTTTTCAGTTGGTGCCCTGCAATCCAACCCAATGAGAATCAAAAAAAGAAAACACAACCACTACCTCCTTAGTGATGCAAATGTTTGGGTCCGCAATTTTTGCGAACCCGGTCGTCCGTATGATGATATCAACAAATTGTATTCGAATACCGAATCCAAAATGTTGTTCAATAATGAGTTACAAAACCTGAAAATCAAGCGTGGTGCCTTTGAACCAGATCGTGTTCATTGTTCTGACATGGTTATTGTTTCGGATGGCTATAATTTCAAAAAACTACAGTTTGAACTGGCCAAGTTGCCAAACAAAGTTAAGATCATAGCGGTGAATGGGGCATTGGCTAAGTGGAGAATGATACGGGAAAATGGGGTCGTTGAACGAGTGATATCTTACTATGTTGTCAACAACCCTTACATAGAGTGTGCCCAATTCCTACCAACTGAATATGCCTATTATCCCAATTGCATCGCTTCAATAAGAACAAATCCAAAATTTGTTCAGAAGTACAAGGGCTCAGTTCTTTTTTATCAGCCTTCGCCCATCAAACACTTCTCAGGAGCCATGCCAAAACTGCGTCCTTATCTTGATGATTGTAGAAATCCCATAGGTGCAGCTATCTCGCTGGCTTTTCTTTTTGGGGTCCGAAGACTTCTTCTTTTTTGTTGCGATAGCTCTTTTGAAGATCGCCGGGCCGCCGCCGTAAAACTCGACAATGATCTTTGGTCATATCCTCAACAAATTGCATCACAACAAATTGTTGATGGGTTTCTCTATTGGCTGAAAGAGAAGGGAATCAAAATTGGATACTATGGAAACGGAATAAAGTATAGTCATGCTGAATATATAGAGTTGGATAAGTTGGCTGAGTTCTTTACCGAGGAAAACAATGGATAATGAACCCATTTTCAGTCTCAATGACTTCAAAAAATGGATGAAGAATCAAGAAGACCAAGAACCCAAAGCAACCAAACTCAATTTGACGGGTACTGCCGTAGAATCGAAAGTAAACAGCAAACGACTTGTTGAAAACATGATCGTAGATGCGGGAGAAAAGGTTCAGCTAGCTATTGACTTCCGCAAAAATGGTGGGACTATTTTGGCTGTGGAGGGGAAAAACTTTCTTATCGAAGTAGCTTCGGGAGCATTTTTTATTCCTAGAAATTACGTTAAGAGGGCCTAGTGGGCCTTCTTTTAAGCATGGTTTGCTTCTTAGGAATCGCCCTTGTAATTGGCATCCTTCTCCATGACTTGACCTCAAATATAGGATTCGCTGCGTGGGGGATTCTGTGAAATCCCCTTCTTCTTAATGACCGAACCAAATCAGCATAGCCCAGTGCTGTTTCAATCCAGGGTTCCCAAAGCATTCTATTGTCATAAATAAGCAACAAAATGTCTCTTTCTAGACTCGTATCAAGACCTAACATCCTAATATCCGACATCCTCGTCCCGTGAATCTTCTCCTTTGCAGGGAAACTCAGTAGCACTCTGACTCCCCGTCTGTTTCTTCGTGCCAAATACAGGTAAGCCCTTTCGTCTGCCATGTAATTCCTCCAAAATAATTTCCAAAACGACTCTACTATGATCGTCTAACTCACCAAACTGTTTGGTAAAAGCACTAAAGGCACCTACGATTTGTTTGCTTTTCCATGTATTGTTGGATTTAGCCATGATACCATTTTCTCAGTATGCAAAAGTCAAAAACAAGTTCTGTGCCTGCTACCTGGGACCATTTAAACAACACTTGATTCGTCTCGTCGCAGTGCGGCCTTTTATTGGAAAAGAGTTGCCGGGCATCGAAATTCATATAGGTTGTCGAGATGATCTGTTTTATTTAGTTCAAAATGAAGAAAGAATCATCAAGGAATCGGAAATCCCCAAACTCAAGAAAAAGTTCGGTTATTTTCGGGACTTACGATATGACGCGAACAGCGACCCAATAGAATGTTTTTTGATGGAATCCGAGCTTCAAAAATCTCTGGAGCATCTGTCATCTCTGTAGACCCAGAAATGGTGAGCTTCTTCTGTCCTCTCGTATCCAGACAAGACTTCATCAAGCTTCCCCAAAGGAAATGGCACCTTTACCACCGCAGGATTGTGCTTTTTAATGCACTCTTTCTCGGAGAGATCAAGTAGGCCTTCGTCCCAAAAGAGAATGGCCTTAGGACGCACCTTTTTTGCTTTTTCAAGTACCCTGAGCTTCCAACTCCACGGCAAATGCTGAAAAACATGCAAGAGGGCCACAACATCGACCTCCGATATGGGCCATTCGTCCAGGGCAATATCGCAGACCTGAAACTTACATAGCCCACATTCCCTTAGTTCCTTCGCCACATCTATTGCCGTTGGTATCCTTTCCAAACCCAGGTAGCTCTTGCAGCCCCAAGCCGATAAATATGGTGATTTGGTCCCCGCATTGCACCCGAGATCAACCACACTGTAGTATTTCAACGGCAAAAGACATCTAGCCATCGCCGCTATTACTTCCGGTGCATTTTTCTTCTTCTTGAGAAACTCTCCTTTCGCATATGGGGGTCGATTGTCAACAACGGTTTCTGCTGGATGGCGGGTCAAAAGCTTCTTGTGTTCTTCTCCCACCTGATCCAAAGGGTGGTCTGTGAATATGTTTTCCATGTTGCTCACCTTAAAAGTGTGTGTTGTTGTATATATATCCCTGAAGACAAGGATCGATTCACATTCAATCCTTAAGGAGATGCGATGAGTGTATTTAAGGTTAAACTTAACAACCGCAAACAAGGTTTGCTCGACAAAGATCCAAGTACCGCTAGTGCTGGTGCCGTAACAGGCCAAGGTCTTGGCAATCAAATGGACCCGAGTAAGCAGCGTGGTGTATGGGTCATGGGCCCGAACTTGATTAACCGCCTTCTGCTTGATGGTGAAACTTTCACCGATTGCAATTATTGGAAGCGATTTGCTTACCCGCAAGTCCCTCTGGATGAAGCAATTGTTGAAGTTGTCACTGACGACGGAAGCATCTACTCTGACGTTGCAAGTGAAAATGTCTACCCGAAGGTTTACGACGAGAGCGTTGTCGCTGGCACTACCTACGCCGACAATCAAGTCGATATCGCAGGCGACACTGGTGGATATGCGGTCTTTGCCCAAGTTACCAACAAGCATGCTGCCCAAGATATCAGAATGCGTCTGAATGGTCTAACCACAGCTATTATGGATCTGCCTGCTGATAGTACACAGGTCTTTAACAGCGGTGACCTTTCTCTTAGCCTGATTGAGTTCGATAACAGTGAATCCGGTGCTGCCGGTCCTGTTGAGGTTCAAGTTGTCTTGAGTATCCGCTCTGTTTGCAACAGCTAAGAATCATCAATGATGTAAATCATGGAGAGCCCTTCGCCCAGCGAAGGGCTCTTTTTTTTTTAGAATCTAAATATGAATAAACGGCCATAACTCATTTAAAGTATGGCCAGAATAACCAGACCAATCAAACCGCCACCACTTACGCTACGACAATTTTTTGAAAAGCGGAATAAAGTCCTGATTCTTCGGGAAACCGGTGGTTTGGGCGACATCCTGATGCACAGAATGATGTTTGAGGATTTCAAGCTTCTCGCTCCCGACATAGAAGTTGTTTTTGCTTGCCCCACCAAATATCACAGTGCCGTTGAGGACCACCCTTTCATTGATGAGGTGCTGGATTCCCAGAAAGTAGATGCTAGGAAATACGTTGCCTATTACACGACGACGAGTGCTTGTACTCGGTACGAAATGTCCATGGCTCCTTTCTCGCAAAAACATCGAAGCGATATTTGGGCCAATCATTGCGGTGTCGAATTGACTCGACACAATATGCATATTCGATTAGAACCCGAATACATCGAATCCGCGAGAAAACGACTTGATGCAGTACGTGGCGGTAAGCCCGCGATAGTTCTGTGTCCGATGTCGGCAATGATTGTCAAGAACCTAACGGAACAACAGCAGCTTTCGCTCATTGAGCAGCTTCGAAAGATAGATTTCTTTGTCTACGTGCTTCACCACAAACCTATGCCTCATTTGCCGGTGCCGGTGTGGCATGATCTGTCTATCCGACAGTGGATGGGAGCAATAGAGGTCGCTGATTATGTGATAACTGTCGATACAGCGGGTTTTCATTATGCAGGCGGCGTAGGTAAACCTCTTACGGGCATTTTCACGTTTGCAGATGGAAAGGTATATGGCCGGTACTACGATTTCGTTCTGGTGCAAAAGCATAGAGACAACGGAGATTGGGATTGTGGTCCATGTTATTACTGGCCCATCTGTCCTAAAACAAAAACTGTTCCTAAGCCCTGTCTCACAGAAATAACGACCGACATGATTATGGAAGGTGTTGAAAAGATGTTGCAGAAATGGCCTCGATGATAACAAAAAGCAAAGAATTTTTCCTATATACAGTGATATGCCTTTTCTAATAAGACCAAATGAGACGAAATTTGTCACTAAAGAGGGCGAGTGTGCAATTCACATTACCTTCGATCCAATCGTCCTGGAGTTAAATGTCAATCTTAACTCGGATGGCTTGTCAATCAGCAAGGGCACTCAGCCCGACAAACAGGAAGACGATGCGGAGAGGCCCGCCTGGGTTCCTCCCAATTTCTCTTCCAAAAATAGAAAGATCAAATTCGGAGAAACCGTAGAGGAGGAATAATGGCTTGTTTTGGTTTTGATGCTGGAACGTACAATATGATTTGTGCTTTTCGGAAACCAGACGGCAAAATTGCCTACAAAAAAGAGGTAAATGCTTTTCTGGAACTAGAGTTAGACGACTATGTCTTCAACATGATGGACGAAAAAGGTGCCCCCTTGATTGAAGACAAAGAGCGAGGGGTATTTTATGCCTGTGGGCAGGCCGCCGTAAATATGGCCCATTCAATCAATACCCTGCAACTGCGTAGGCCTATGAAAGACGGATGCCTCAATCCTAAGGAAAGGCGAGCCCAAGAGATCATGAGCGACATGATCTACGGGATGCTAGATCGTGTTCAGCCTAAGGATACGCTATTCTACAGTGTTCCCTCAAACGCTATTAACCAGGAAACAGATGCAGATTACCACAGCATGATCCTTAGAAATATCTTTCAGGGAATGGAAGATGAAAAGGGCAATATGAGGTTGAAACTAAGCGAAATCAATGAAGGTTTGGCCTTAGTTTACGCCGAACTTGAGGAGAAAAAATGGACGGGCATTGGAATTTCTTGTTTGGTTCCTGGAACTAAAATCTATACAAAAAGAGGAATCATAAAGATAGAAGATGTTAGAAAGGGAGATGAGGTTTTAACGCATAAGGGAAGATGGCGACCAGTTAGCCAAGTCATTACAAAACATTTTGACGGCTTGGAAACAGATGTTCACATTACCGGATATGCAGGCGAAGATAATTTTTATCGTTTTGTTGATAATCATGAACTTTATGTCAAAAAAGATGATGTGTGGCAATGGATTGGTTGTGAAGAAGTTCGTGTTGGAGATATTGTAGGAGAACCAATTATTGATCGAAATCGATCTAAAGGGAGGCCAACAATTACCCTATGCGAAAGAATCACATGTTCAAAAGAATATTCCAAAAAACACATAGAAGTGTCTCAAGACGTGCAAAGACTAATAGGATATTTTATGGGTGACGGTAGTATTAGCGAATCAGAGCCATGTGTTCAATTTGATTTTGCTTCAACCGAAATTGAGAACTTAGAAGATGTTGAACGTATCCTGGAGAAAAATTTCGGGAAAGCCAGTAACCGAACGAGAAAAGATGAAAACACAACTCGACTAAAGTGTTATAGCAAAGGACTCATGAATTGGTTTAAAAATCATTGCTATGATGAATTTAAAAGGAAAAGGTATCCTTGGTCTTTAGAAAGAATTAGCAATGGCGATTGTTTTAATTTGCTGGCCGGTTTGGTTCGTTCTGATGGGTGGATAGAAGATGGAACTCTCTGTTTTGCTAACACCAATACGTCGCTGATTTTATTGGCGAAACAATGTCTTTCTAGAATTGGATTCGCTGCAAGTCTAAGTTCCAGACCTCCGCGTCAAGGAGGAACAATAGATGGTAGAACAATAAATGGCAAGAAAAAAGAGTGGTCAGTTATCGCTAGTGGGAAAAAGTGCTTTCTTTCACTTTTAGAAGCAGTTAGAACTATTACTTGCGATAATAGTACATTTATGGAGAAAATATTCATAGAAAATGGTTTCTGTTGCTCGCGAATAACAAAATTAGAAACGAATGAATATTCAGGAATCGTCTATGATTTAGTTGTTGAAGAAGACCATTCGTTTTCAGGTCCACAATTAACTATTCACAATTGCGGTGCTGGCATGGTCAACGTTTGCATGTCGATGTTCGGTGCCCCGCTCTTTAAGTTCTCTCTTGTCAACAGTGGCGACTGGATCGATAAGCAAGCATCCAGAGCCATTGGCGAAGAAACCACTAGCTACGTCAATCGAGAGAAGGAAAAGATTGACTTGTCGGGTGACAGTTCTGAATACGTCCACAGAGCCATTAAGGGCCAATACGAAATCATGATCCACAAAACTGTTCAGGGTATCAAAAAAGGCTTTGAACAGTGTCAGCAGAGGCCTTTGGATGACCCTGTTGATATTGTGGTCGCTGGGGGAACGAGTTCTCCCAAGGGCTTCCCTCAACTGTTCAAAAAGGAACTAGAGGGGGCCAAACTGCCAATCAAAATTGGCAGTGTCATCAGGCCGAAGGAACCTCTCTATTCTGTGGCGAGAGGTTGCCTGATAGCCGCAGAACATGCCTAATAAGGAGAAAAATGAGTAAGCAACTAGAAAGAGATTGTTTTAAAGAATACGAAAAAGGGGTAAGAAACAAAATCGAGGATGATCTTAAATGTCATGGACCCTTCCACGACTCCGTCAATCCCGAAGATTATGTTGATGTCCCTATGGCAAATGTTCGTGTGCTTCATCAAACAATTGGTGAAAAGAAAGAATTATATGATTCGGGTTTGGAATATGTCCGTGTAATGGCCCCTGATATTGTGAGTTTGGAGGAAAAGGAGGTTTCCCGCAAAACCTATAAGGAAGTGCTAGCTTTAGCAGGAGTCGCCAAAATCCAGCAAAAAACGACATTTGACATGATCGAAGAACGAATAGCGAATATGCGAAAACAGGCATCAAATATCTTAAATGATGCAAAAATTCTTGAAGGACAACTTATTTATTTAAGGAAACTAGCGGTCTTAGACTAATAGTTTAGTTTCATACACAATGGCACTCTTCGCCGCAAAGCGGCGAAGAGTGCCCTCAGAATGAAGGAAAAGAACATGACAGATACAGATACCGATACCATCACCCGATCCGTAAGTGATTTAGGAGCGGGAGCTTACCTCTTAATGCATGGCTACAAGGTTGTGGGAAGGCACGGCAAGGATATCCTATTTGAAATCTCAGGAAACGAGGTGGAGGAGTTTGAAACTCTTCAATTGGAATATTTGCGAAGTGAGTTCCATCGTTTTGATGCTTGCATCATGTCTCTCAAAAAAATTCAAGATCACAGGAACATCTAATATCTTCTTGGGGCTTCTATATAAGCTAAAAGGGGATATGGTATGGCATTATCAGCAGAACAACTACAGGCTGTAAAAGTCCTACAGGATCTAGAAACTGAGGTTGATGATCTCGTCAATAAACTACGGGATGAATTAGGGGAATACTTCCGGGAAAGGGCAGGGCGACCAGAAGTGGAGGTCGAACCCACACAACCAAGACCCGGAGGTGTTAGGTATCCCCAAGTAACCGGCATGAGTTGGCAGGATGCCGAAAGGGCTGCGAGAGAAGCCCCCAAAAAGAAACCTCGTTGGAAAGGAATCAAAGGTTTATTGAAGTGGCTTTGGAGTGGTTCAGAGGAAGAGCCATCTCGTCCTCCTCTTGGTACTAGAGAAAGACCTTCTACTCCGACTCCGATTAGTGCTAGAGAAGGAAGACCTCCAAGAGAACCTGCTCCTACACCAAAACCTTCCGAAGAACTAAAAGGGCCTTTGAGATGGGGTATTTATGGACAACCTAAAACGGAAGGCCCGATTCCTCGCTTAACTCTAAGGGAATACATTGAGTTTGAAAAACAGATGGATCTACTAGCGGATGAGATTATAGACGATCTATTGTCGGAGCATGTTTATTCTGAGGCACGAATTGCTCGTAGACTTAGAAGTATACTCAACAGATTTAGAAATGCTCTTAAAGGTTTGATCCGCAAAGCCCGACGAGCTATTGAAAGAATCAGAGGTGTAGTTCCTTCAAGCGTTTCTTTCCCTCCCGAAGCTCCTCCTGGGACACCGAAACCCACTGGAATCGGTGACATTACCGATGTCCCCACTCCGGGAGAGATTGATGTTTCTGGGCAAGCAGAAACCGAGCCTGAAGAAAAAACAGATGCGGAGATTGCTGCGGATATAAAAAAACGAGAAGAAGAAGAGGCGGCAGCAGCGGAAGCCGAACCCAAAGTCAAGCCTAGCAAATTGACCATCAAAGAAAAATTCGAAAATCCTGATTTAACCACAACACCACCAACACCGGAATTAACTTGGTTTAATCGTTGGGCAACCAAAACGAAACCCCAAAGGGTCGAAAAAGATCCATCTTTGGGCGGCTGGTTGTCAAAAAAGAGCGGTACTGAACGACACGTCGATGTCTTACGTTGGCTGATCCACAAGGGCGTGAATATTCTTGACAAGCAGGCGGTGCGAGAGGCTCTTGAGGAAGTGACCAATCTTTCTGCTGAACGAGAGAAGCATCCAAAGAGCATAGCGGTACATATTTCGGGTAATGTGTTGGGTCATCTTTTGGATCGTCTCGGCATTACAAACTTGGCCGACAAAAAAGCTTTTAATTACGTTAAAAACAACCTTCAAAAATTGGGTTGGGTGCCAGGAGGCGATGATCTTCTTAATCTTAGGAACTTCTTTGTTGAAAAACCAATACCAAGCAAGCCCGCTCCAACTGGAGAGGCGAAACCAAAACCCCCGTCTCCTGCTCCCAAGCCCGAAACATCGCCAGAGGAACAAGAGGAATTGAGAAAGAAGGGAAGGCGACTTGAGGAATTGTTTGGAAAGGAAATCGAAAAACTTATGAAGCAGGCCGATAAGTTGCCTGTAAGCGAAAAGCAAGATCGATTAGTCGGTAGATTGGAACATTACCGAAAAACGCTCCAGGGGATGGCAGAATTTGAGCCAGGATATATTCCTCTTTTGAAAGATGCGAAAGTTCAACATTACACAAATCGCATCGAAGAATTTCGCAAAGAAATTAAGAAACTGCAAGCAGAAGCCAGAGAAAAACCCAAGGACAAGCCAGAACCAAAGCCAGAACCAAAGCCGGAACGCAAAGCCGAAGCACCGAGCGAACGTCCCACACCAGAGAAAATGGCTGAAGAAATCAAAAAAGTGGCGGCGGCGGGCGGAACAGCAGGCGATAAGATGCTAGCTACGGTGGTAGATGGCTTGTTGAGAGCTATTGAAAAAGGAACAGGACCCACATGGTCTCCTGAGACAAATGCGGAGAAACAGCTTGAAGGTCTCTATAAACAACATGTTTTGAAACTGCCAGAAAAACCTAAGCCCAAAGCCAAACCCAAGCGAAAACCAAAATCTGAAAAAGCTAAAGAGGAAATTGAAATACCTCCCGAAACCGAGGAAAAACTCGAAAAGGTCAAGGACGAAATTGATGAATTAAAACCGTCGCCGCGAAAAGACGACCTAAAGGGTATGGTGTCGAGTTTAGTCGATCAAATTAGGCCCCAAATCGAGAAAGGCGAGGCAAGTTTGGCCGATCTCGATCATTACCTAGACGAGATACTGACCTTAGCAGAAAAAGAAAGGGGTAGGAAAACGGGAAGGCCCGCTTTGTTTAAACAAGCTGAATCACACGATATATTGCAATATTTGCCTTCAAGATTCCACAAGACCTATTACTTATTGCTATTGCGAGATTGATTCTGCATTTGTTCTGAAAAAGCATTCATGGCATTTATATCCATGAACTGACCGGATGGTGGGATTTCTGCCTCTTTTGCCAACTTTGCTTGAGCCTGTTTTTTAAGTTCTGTTTTTGCTACGCTTTCCTTTTTTAACTCAGCTATCTTCTTGGCATGTTCAGGATTGTTGGGATTTAGCTCTTCTTCTTGACAGATTGCGATAATATGTTGCTTGCAAAAATAGCTTCTCAAGCGTTCGGGTGTAAGCTGCTCAAGCAAAACTCCTTCTGCATCTGTTTCTAATACTCTGCCAGTAAAGTAGTTGAATACTTGTTCGGTAAAGGTGCCCGGATTCTCTTCTTTGAAATTGCGATTTATTGGGACGGTAAAGATTGTGCAAACCTTCCCTATGAATGGTCTAAGCAAGTTCTTCGTTGGTGGTAGTATGGCTTTTTCTTCCATATCTTAGAAGAGTTACAGATCCCGATATTCCAAAGCCATGTTGGTCCATTCCCCATCCGTTCGGTGGTGACTGCCTTCGTAAAATTTGACGTTTTTTTGAATGTAATGGAATAAGACTTTGGGCCCAAATTTCTGCAAGAGGATGTTCCAATCTTTGTGTTCCTTGGGAGATCTGATAAACCCAAATTCGGAAAATCCGGCCTTCAAAAGAATCTCGGCCATTCTCCTCAATCCAACCTTTCCGGCTTTGTCGGAATCCAAACAAATAATTGGCGTAATTAGATTATTCCGTAGAATGACGATTTGTTCGTCGGTCAAAGCCTTACCACCAAAAGCGGCTGCCATGTGGCCCGACTGCTGAATGGAGAGAGCATCAAATTCGCCTTCCGCGAGAAAAACACGTTGCCTTTCCTTGGGCCATTTCGGCATGAAGAGAACATCACCCTTGCCAATGCCTATCTCTTTATCTGGGCCTCGGTATCTCAGCACTTTGTTGGAATTGCCAATGTATCTGCTGTTGAAGTAAACAAGTTTGTCTTCACGATCATAGTACGGGATAACAATTCTGTCCTTAAATTCTCCCGCCGTGCAAATCATCAATCCGTTTGTGTTTAGTTTACGCTGAAATAAATAGACCTCTCCCTTAACTCGATAGTAACTGTTGGAGGGCAGTTCATCAAAAGGATAAGTGAAGGGCGGAAGTTCTATTTTGGATGGTTTGGTTTCAACAACAGGGGAGGGGTCTGGTTTCTTGCTAAAGATTTCGTTGACCTTTTTTTCTAGCTCCGACAACCTAGTGTCGGCTCCCCCAAGAATATCTAGAGCTTCCTCATAAGTGCAATTGTCTACCTGCATTACTAAGGAAACCAATGAACCTTTGGTATCAGTTTTCCAACAATGAAAAACTCCGTTGGGTCTTCCATGCTTTCCGCCATAGGGATTACACCACATATGATGTTTGTGGTCTTCAGTGAAAATAGAATTGATTTTAACTTCATCGCCCTTGACAACTATATCGCCAAAGCGACGTTCCGCCCAATCAAGAAATCTTTCAAATTCTATTGCCATTCCATTTTCCCCTAGATTTTATCCACTAGATATGATAAACTGCCTTCATCTAAATGTCAACATTGATGGAGGCAACATGAAGATCGACCACATTTCTGTAAGTAGATGGGATATCTACCAAACATGCCCCTGCAAGTACAAATATCGCTACCATCTAGAAATAGAATCTCCTGAACCCGAACCCTTTTATTTTGTGTATGGAAACATCTTCCACAAAATAGCAGAAGAATACATTAGAGCCAAGGGCGAAAAGGAGCTAAAAGAAGTCTGTGGAGCGGTACTACAAGGCAAAATACCCATCGAGGTCTATGGTGGGACTGAGAAAAAAGCCCCTTCTTTGCCGCCCGATTATCAGAAGCGGCTCAAGGGTCATCTTAGGTCACTCCACACACTTACCGAGCAAATCGGTTTTGACGGCGACCTAGAATATCCGTTTGAATATGACCTAGATCCCCCCAATGAGAGGCATGTGGTGGGCCTCATCGACAGACTAATTAAAAAAAGCGACGAGTTTTTCATCATCGACTACAAAACCACTAAGCGGGGGAGATGGCGAAAAACCAAAGAAACTATTAAAAAGGACCTTCAATTACGCTGCTACTCGCGGGTAGTGCAGAAACTCTTCGATGTTCCTGCCGATAAGATCAAGGCAGCCCTGTATTATGTGGAAGGCGGAAACCTAATCGGTGCCACATACTCTCAGAAGGCCCTAGAAGCCGCTGAGAACGAGTTACGCGAGGGGTATAAGCAAATAGAGGCTCACGACCCTGATAAGGTCTGGGGGCGAATAGGAAGGCACTGTGACCGCTGTGAGTATAGATCGATTTGCCCATTCATCAATAAACCTAAGTTACCCCCCAATTTGATGAAGGGCAAAAGTTTCGGCTGCGGCTAAATACCTATATGGATTTCAGAAAATGGTTTGAAGCAGCAATTCAGATGGACCCCTACGAGGCCATGCAACACATGGGTCTCGAAAATCTCGCTGGTAAAAATTTAGATAAGGATACTCTCGATATAGCTTATCGGGCCCTTGCTAAAAAATGGCATCCTGATCTTAATCCGGGCGAACCTGAGGCGGTATCTAAATTTAAGAAAATAGCAAATGCCTATGAAAGATTGGTCCAATTCATAGGACAACAACTACCAAGAGCCGGGGAGGTGTCTCATGTGAGTCCCCCCATTTCCCCAACTCCCGGAGCCCGAATGGGGGCTCAAAGCTATTCGGAAAGCGATATAGAAACATTCGCCCAGCAAATTGTAGATCTTGGCTATTTTCAATTTGTTCTAAGACAGAAAACCGAGAGACTTCCATTTACTTTGCTTAGGTTTTCGGATGCTTCTATAGGGAGTGCCGAAATGACTCGTAGTATGAGAAAATATGGCAAAGATAATTTTGAAGGGGTCATAGATCTCATCAAAAAAACCATGAAGATGGATAATGCTACTTATCCGACTAATATTGTCGCTGCAATTGTAAAAGAAAACTGGAAAGAAGGCTGGATTACCTATTTCTATCCATTGAGTGAGGGCAATATTGCAACACGAAGGATGTTCGGCATCGGAGGCGAATTTGGCTATCGTTCAATCAGTTTCAAAGCTCCACCTAAACGCAAACAACAAAAAGGTGTGGGGATGAAAAGATCTGCTGTTGAAGTCTACTTATCTCAAAACGGACTTCAACGACTCTACAGTGGTCGAAACGTCTACTACGGCTTGCCCGAAAATCAAGGCCCGAGAACAGTTGAAGGCGAGGTTATCAAACTACAGCCCAAAGTATTTCTCTTGGTTAGTAGAAGTAGATTTCAGGGTAAAATACATGAAATCAAAATAGAGTCGTCACCATATGGTAGGTTGACTCCCGGTATCTTAGATAGTGCCATCAAATGGGTTCGAAGAAAGGCGGGGATTGAGGAAGAAAAGCCGGTATGGAAAATGACTCGCGGCCAATATCAGGAACTACGACGTAATCAAGGAAAAACAGACGTAACTGCGAATAACCAAGAGTATTGGCGACAAATCGGAGCAGCAATTGATGCGGGAAAACCAGTTCCATCTGAAATTGCAGATCAATACAAACAACTATTTAAGAGGTAACATGAAAAGCTTTTCACAATTCATGAACGAGATGTTTGCTCATCCTGGCGATGTGCCAATTCCTTTGGCAATGTCGATCTACAAGGTCATGCACAATCAAGCTACCGCCGATGATTGGGAGCAATTCGACAAATTGCCCCGAGAAGAAGTTCTGATTGCCGTTAAAGAAATCCTAAAAATGAACAATGTTCCCAACATAAAAGACGAACTTGATTGGTGGGAAGAACAACTTGCTCGACCTGATAACTAACGAATTGGCAATGGGATTCTAGGTCGCCCCGGAATAGGAATATATTCTGGTTCCCACTCTTGCTTCGGATTCATCCAGTCACGAATTGGAATAGTTCTAGCTCGTCCAAGGGTAGACATATTTAACAGAAAATCATAGCCATTTTTCGCATACATATGATGAATTGCCTTCAAGGGAGTAAAATAACCAACCCCGCCACCGGAACTCGTATCGGAAGTCCCCCAGCAAGTGCCAATGTAATAACCGTCTGAAGACATCAATCCTCCTCCTGAACGTCCTGGTCGGGGGCTATTACGGCGGGTTATCAAGTCAACACCACGATATTCGACAAATTCAACATCATAATGTGCGACTTCTCTTCCGCCATCACATCCACAAGAATGCAGCATTATGCCAGGGGTAAGTTGGTAGTCTCGCGGAGCTATAGGAAAAAATGTGGGAACCCAGTCAGGAGTGAATTTAAGAAGACTACAATCATATCCTCGATCATTACTCCAAAAGAGAACTTGAGCTTTGTATCTTTTTGGTTCAGAAAGTTTGACGTTATTGTGATACCAAGTAACAAATTCACAGAAAACCGGATTATTTCTAAGTTCCTCGGCAGATCTACTTCCGCCCCATAAATGACCACAAGAAGAAACATATGCTTCTCCTGTACGGGGGTCATATCCAGTGATAGTGCCAGATCCACTTGCGTTGCTTACCCGTATTTTGAGCGAAGGTGCTAGATATTCCCTGACCTCTGCACTTCGATTTTCTTCAGGAGCTATTTGTCGGATAGCTTTGGAGGGTTTGCTATCACGCAAAATAGGCATTTCGATAACGTCTTCAGTTGGAGGCTTCCATCTTCCAATGATCTCATCGTTTTTCGAATTGCCAAAAATTAGCAATAGAGCTAGAATAGTAATGCCGAACGACACGAAGAACACTTTGACGAAATCCAATCGTTTTTTCATGGACACCCCTTCCTTTATTACCGGAGGTATATATGATTGCTCCAGACAATAAAATTGTACTAACGGTTCTTCACAATATTTTTTTAACCAGAAAAGAACGCTACGATCTCATTGAAGGAGAGTCAATTATTACAATGGGAGTGTCTGTTCCTGTTTGGGTATTACATAAAAGTGGGAAAAGCACCGAGCCAGCTTCAGAAGTTTTTTGTGAATACCAACTCATCAATGACAAAAAGAATAGCAAATCAATTAAAAAAACTACCAAAGGCTACGCTATTAGACTTCCTCAACTAAAAGAGGAAGAAAAACCCGCACCGAGTCTTGAAGAATGGGCTGAAATGTCTAAGGATCAACAGAAGGCTTGGTATGAAGAAAACAAGAAGCCACCGCATCCTGGCAATTTAAGAGATATTGGTGACCATGGCTCGCAATACCTGAGATTCGAACAACAACGAAAGGCAAAATTCAAGAATGGCCCCTATATTCATATTCTTCATTGGGTTGAAATTAAGGGAATTGAGGCTTTAAATAAGACAGTTTTGACTAGATAATGTCATGAAATTGTCTTTCAAGAAATGGTTGGAAACTTGGGGATCTACGGGCGGTCAACCACCGCCCAAACAAGACCCAACCAAGGTGGGTTCATTGGGTTTTGCAGATTTTCACGGTAAATCAGAAAGTGATCCTGAAAATCCAGAAGGCAAATTGCCGCCCACTAGAAAACGAAAAAAGAGGCGAATCTAATCATCTAGGTCCACCCAGTCGTCTTCCGGTTCATCCAAATCTGAACAATCTTCTTCTTCTTCTTCTTCTTCTTCTTCTTCTAGATCATCCAGCTTATCGTCCAATTCTTCTAAATCATCGTCGGGATCGTTGATGTCGTCCAACCATTCGTCGTCGTCATCGTAATACCACCCATCATCGTTCATTTAGGGTCCTCCTAAAAAATCAGTCATATAGTAGTCACCAAGGACCAAATTCTAGGAGAAAACTGGTTAATAAGTATTATTCGATAAAGCTTCTTTCGAGCTTATTGTCCCTAATTTCCCACATTTTATCCTCTTGCGGACCCACCTGCTGGGTCGATTGAATAATTGCGGCACACAATCGGGCTTCTTCAACAATTTCGGTTTCTGTGATTCCAATTTCTTCTATTAAGGTGCCATTTTCATCAAACTCGTAATAGCTATCATTTGGAACCTCCAATTCCACATTCGCTAAGGTATCGACCGCAAAAGCTTGAACCACGTCGTCCGCTAAGTAGTCCGATAGTCTTATTGTTTTTTGTCTTGCCACATGAACATATCGGATTTCCCCCGGCTCATTAGCCAATGAGCCCGAGACTTTATTTTGCAACATCATGATTTTTGGTTTTATAAGATCGTATTCAGCAAGAACTCTTTTCACAATCTGGTAATGTTCCTCGTTGGCAGAACAAAGAGAGAGAAAATGACCGGATATAGCCTGATAAAAACGACCGACTCTAGGAGCCCGACAAAGGGCTTTCACTAAGTAAGAAAATGCGGTATCGCAGGCATCCCTCAAGGCAATCTGGGCCTTGAGGCCGTTCTTGCAATTCAATTCGTAAAATCCAACCATTATTTCATACCACGCTCCAAGGAAAATGCGACCAAAACTATGGCACTCAGCACACAGCTTATTGTGGGGTGCGTTTCTTGGCAACTGGCTGGGTCGTTTATAAGCAAACTTGATTGTAGCATCTCTTAAACAGTCGGGATAGTAACCGCCCCTTGAACTTCTTCTGCTGTAAATTGCCGCACCCATCTGCTCTGCCAATCGCGAAGCAACATTCGCTTTTCGAATATCTCCCGCTGTTTCAGCTATGACATATTCACGGACTTGTTTATGCTGTAAAACAGTGGCTACTGCCGTGATGTCGGCATAAGCTTCGTGAAAAGACCAAATTTCTAGTGCTTGAACATGCCAAAAATCAGGTCGTTGTGCATCCAAAAGGGCATGGCCCAGTTCGTGTGCCACAATATCAACTGAATCGGCTGTACTGACAAATCCGAATCCTGGGATATTCTTTGAAAAGAAACAAAGAGCTTTTCGGTTGTAGTATGCGTTAAGGGTTGTGGCATTTTTTTCAGGATCTACGCTTAATTTCGCGGTCGCAGGCCAGCGTTGTACCAATTTTGTTTTTTGCTTCTTACGAATGTCCTGTAAATAACCTATGCCATCAGCGACGGTGACGAAACAACGACCGGCCCGCAAACTAGTTTTCGTTGTTCCTTTGCCGTTCCATCCTTTAACACCGAATTTCAGTGTCTTTTCACTTGGTATGGCTACGGACGCCTTGAGTTGCGGCGTACTAGGATCGTTAAACAAATAGTCAATTCTGTTTATTGATAGAGCTTTTACCAGTTCTTTAAACATGCTTACTCCGTTTTGAGTTCTCAAAGTCTATGTAGTCGGTAGGACCAAACCGACCCATTTCATATTCTAGTTGCCGGGTTTTAAGGTCCTTGGTCGAATATACCCCTCCCAACCAATCACAGGCTTTCTCTAGTTCTTCTTTTAGCAACCTTTCATCGCCATATACGTCCCAGAAAGGAGCGTAGCTCTTCGAAGGGGCAACGCCCGACAAAACCATCCACGCTTCTTGTGGCTGTTTTACTTCCAGGCCTATAGAAAACCATCCCGACAGCGAATGTTCGCCTTTGGGCTCTCCCAAGACGAACTCACATCCCTCAGGTAGACTTCCCAAATCAGGGGAAAATTTGCGGATGATTTTTCTTACGATATCTTTCCAATTGCAGTAATTCATCTCCTATAATAGAATATGCAAGACAAGAAATTCATTGGCGAAGAGATAAAAAGAGCCAAGGATGAACTTTCAGAGGAAATTGGCGGGCTTGTTGGCAAGAAAAGACTGGAAGAGTTTAAGAAGTTCGCCTTTAAGGGACAAATGGTTCAAATGGCCGTGGCCTTCATGTTGGGGGCGGCTTTTAACAGCGTCGTCAAATCCATCTCTGAAAACCTCATCATGCCTATCATCAACTATGGTTTGTCTTTTACGGGTTCCAATTGGCGAGAATTTGTATGGACTCCTCTTGAAGGCATGAATATTGAGTTGGGCAAATTCGCCGGGGCTTTCGTAGATTTTATTTTGATTGCTGTGATTTTCTTCGTTATCTGGCATAATTTCCTGAAAAAGATCGTAGAAAAAGAAAAAGAACCGACTATCAAGTGCATTGAAACCAAAAAATGCCCATACTGTATGAGTGTTATCAATTGGCAATGTACTGTGTGTCCTCAATGCACAAGTTGCTTAAATGATTAGTCCTCAAGAATACGAAAAACAAATACAAGAACAGCGACTAGAGCAAGCAGAACAAAAAAGTTATCTTGGCCAAGATGGCAAAATCGCTATCGTCATGAGAAATTTAGGACAACCGATCATGCTGGATAGTGCGAGCGGCGGTCTTGTAGATAGTTACTATCTAGATGACCCATATGATGGCCTAGAAACCATCGAGGATTCTAACTCTCCAGAAGAATTAAGAGACAGAATCCCTATGCATCGAGTTAGAAATCCAGATGGGTCCGATCCTTCTCCGACCGGCGAAGATGCCCCAGAAGATTCCTGGGAGTGGCGAGATAGTCCAGAAGAACGGTCCTACAATCCCACAGCTATTGGCTACCATTTTGACGGCTTAAGTCGAGGGATGCATTTGGAAATCAGCTATATGGATGATACCAGCATCTTCTCTGTCCACTACAAGGGTTACGAGGTATACAAAGAAATTAGAGGAAATCTTGTGGTCTACGTACCAATTTCCGAATGGGAGGAATGGATTGAAAGATTATTCAAAGTGGCTAAACCGCTTGAGTTGAAAAAACGAGGGCAATTTGCTCAAGAAGAAGCTCAGGAAATTGAGGAAGAAAAGAAATCCTGGCTTCAAAGTCTGAGAGATCGGTGGGGGATTTGATCTTGTTTTTGCCGATCTAGTTTGCTAAAATGCCTGAATGGAAATTATTGAGAAGATATTGGGCATACTAGTGTTCTTGTTTCTGATTATAGGCCCAACGCTGTTCGTTCTGTGGTGCTTTTGGATACTGATCGTTCGTTAGAGAAAAAGAAAAGCCCGCCGTATTGGCAGGCTTTTGCATTTGATGAATGTTTCTAACACGATAGATCGTTTTTGGCTGATGAGCAAAGTCTACTAATATCCCAATCGGAAAGTTGTGTAATATCCAACTTTCACAAGCTAGGCTGCGACTAGTACCCAAATAATGCCAGCGATCAAGGCTCCCATGGTAGCAACAAGAGCAACATTAAACCAAGAAGTACCTGATTTGCCGCCCAGTCGTTCTTCCACCATGCTTTGAGCAGAAACAGCGTAATCGCCGTTTACCTTTCGATCAAAAACACACATGGCATGCGTGATATCTTCCCGCAATTCCTCGCGAGTGACAAAAGGAACCTCAGGTTTTTCAGGGAGTGAAGCAGCCGAAACTACTCGCTCTCTTACTTCCATTTTGACTTCAGGATCAATACTTTCAACTTCTCTCTGAAGGACCTCTCCGCTTTCTTCATCAACAAGTTCCGTTTCTCGTCTGTGTACAACAGGACGAGTCTTGGTTATTTCTCTCCGAGCCAATCTTAAATTTACTTTCGGTTCTACGCTTGTCTCGACAACCTCTATGCCTTCCCGTGTCTTTGGATCGAACGTTTTGACAGTCTTTCTTTCTGCTCTACGGCCATCCTCTAGAGTTATCGGTTCCACAAGTTCATCATGTTTAACTTCATCAGCCATAGTTATTACTCCTTGTAGAGTTGATGCATCTTCAATATCTATGTGATTAGATATCCAAATTTATTAGAGTGTCGGATTTTCTAAATTACGGAGGAGTTATCAAATCTCCGCTCGTAAGCGTATGAGGCATAATAAATTTCCGTAATAAGGCCCCTCCACCATCAAATTCTTCAACGATTTTTTTAGCCAAATCGCCCACTTTCGCACCCGCAGGGTATTCAATTGTCGTAGTTGTAGAAGCCGAAGCAGCCCCACTAACCTTGGAAAATAGGAAAGTCGAACTTTGGCCTTGGACCAATTCCCAGTCATCTCGGACAACACTAGAATCGTATCCCAAATTATGACCTTTTGCATCCACCGCATTATCGATGAGATTATCATCTACAACAGAAGCCCCGCCAGCGGCAGCAGGATCGAGTTCAATCAATACGTTACAACCATCTTCAAAAGCAACCAAACCTGTTGTTGCATCTCGATTGAAAACAGTATGTCGAGCAAAATATGTCGGCAATTCCGCTATACCGACTCTAGCATTGAATCCCAGAACCTCGTCTGCCGTACCTTTGACAACGAAGAATTTCATTCTTTCAACACCGAGCTTTTGTGTAATCAAAATTCTGTCCCTCGGCTGCTGTTCGTCTTCAAAGCGTCCGATAGAAGCTTCAAAGTAAGAGGGGAATGTGTCGTGGGCATTCAAGATGTCAACGATCTGCCATGGTTGCATTGCTGCGGGAACGGCGGTGAAACTGACATTTGAATCGTCGGTCAAATCGATGGTCAGTATCATCCAATCCAAAAAATCATTGCCTATCGCAAATTGAAGAGTCAAATCCTTTACCGGGTTCCCATCTGCGTCGTTACCTGAAAGATCGTAGGTCTTGGGAACCGCTCCAATGGGCTCATGCCAAGCGGCTACAATGTTATGCCCACGGCCCGCATTTCTGCGGCATGGAAAGGTGGGGTGATGGGCTCTATCATCTATTACCCAGACCCCATAAAAATCTTCATGAAATGGGTTCAAGAAATATGTCATAGCGTTTTCTCCTACTTTTATTATGTAGTAATGAATCCATAAAAACAGCCCCACTCCCGGCTTCGCCGGGAGTGGGGCCTTCCAACAGGCACCAGTTGCTTTACACAGATCTCACTCTACGGTGCCATTTCCGCCCCATTGGGCGGATCAAATGCCGTCAATCACCAGACTTTGTAGATTCGACCTAGACAGCGTGGTTTGGGTCTGGTTCCTTTTGGGGGTCTTCCTTCTAAGAACTCTACGCTTGTCAATTTGGCCGATTTCGGCAACACGGTCTTTGCGGAACGTCTTGACAGGCAAATCTCCCGTCCTTAACTCACTACCCTCTCTCAATTCGTAGCCGGTAAACGTAGTTCTGGTTTCGTTGGTGATTGCAACAACCCTGCGAACTGGGTGGGTGTGATGGCCCTGGTAGTAGAATCTAGCTACTGGTAGGTTTCGAACCAAAGTATACTTGTTCATCACAAACTCCTTATAGGGATTTTTCAGATAGGGCTAATTTAGCAGACTGTCTAGGTATTTGCAAGACTAATTTCGCTAGATTTTTTCGATTTCGTCAATTTCATCCATGGTTTCAAGCGGCAAAGCGAAAAATCTAGGTTCGGGATCGTCTTCGAGTAATCGAAAGCCGATCCGATTTTCCATAATACCCTTGAAAATCAACTCGGCAGTTCTGGTTTTTTCGGCCCATCTAATTACTTGGGTTACAGAGGAAACATCTTCGATTCCACATACAGCACAAATTAAAACAAGTCGTTTGATTTCCTTTCTGCTTAGAGGGACAAATTTGCCGTCTTCTTCGCACCAGTGCAAATCATCTGTTTTGATAAGTTCACTCAATGTCATTTGGCCTCCTTATGATAACCATGGAAGAGCATGTGTCCATGGTCATGAGTATATTCTAGTTCTTTGAATTTTGCGTGATTAAAGGCTGGAGCCTTATCCTTGTTTGCGATTTTCCATGCCAATTCAAAGCCGTATTGGGCGACCTTATGCATTCCATAGCAATCAATTGTGTCGGCGGTATCGCTTGGAGTGTGATATGTGTTTGTTAATCCTGTATGCAGAAAGGCAACGGGAATCCTCTTGTTGTAGAAACTAACGTGATCTGAGCCACTTCCTCGCGTACTGGTGATTCTTCTGCCGAAGGCATATTTTTCATTGAGTTCTGCGATATAACGTTGAACATCGACAGAGCTTTCGCCATCACGAAACGAAACGGCAAAGACTGTCCTGCTACCCAGGTGTCCGATCATATCCATGTTGAGCATAAAGATGTGTTTCTTTATATCGGGATCATGTTTAGGAAAGGTTGGATTGTCGCAATAGAATCGGCTTCCAATCAGGCCCATTTCTTCAGCACTGTATGCTTGAAGAACGACAGTTCGTTTTGGTTTTAACATAGCAAAAGCTTTTGCCATTTCTATCAAAGCAACGGTGCCCGATGCATTGTCATCTGCACCGGGGTGGATCTCCCTACGTTGAGGGGTGCGAGACATTTTGGGTCCATAGCCGATATGATCCATATGGGCTCCGATAACCACAATTTCATTTTTAAGTTCAGGATCGCTTCCTTCAATCCAGCCATAAATGTTTTGGGTAAAGTCATCACCAGTTTCATTCTTGGGGCCTGGATTCATCCTAGAAATTCCGAATTTCTGATATTCGGTTTTAAGTCCAGCCTTTTCAAATTGTTCCTTAATATAGGCAGCCGCCAGGACATTTCCTCTCTTCCCCGACATCCTGCCTTCCCATGCGTTGTCGGCTAGTTTGTAGAGATGTTCTTTACATTCATCTTGTGTGATTGAATTGACAGCATCCTCTAATGTGTAATTTGGTTCAATCGGTGGAGGTGTTGTATAGGGCATTCCCTCGTTTGGTGGAGGTGTTGATTCTACTCGGTTTGAAACCTTCGTATGAAGCACCACAAAGGTGACTGCCAATAAAGCTGTCAGGACGATCAAGATCGTCGTTGTTTGATTGTTTTTCATGATTTTCTCTTTCTTGATTTCAACGGATCAACCCAACCATTATCCATTTCTTCTTTTTCTTCTTTTTTTTGCTCTTGTGGCTGTTCTTTCTTTTGCCCCCGCTGTTGTCTCTTGATCCATTGGCCAGTGAAAAAAGAAACCAATGCATACCAAATGGCTTGCAAGGTAAGAGCTAAAAAACCAGTAGTACCAACGATGGGACCAATGAAGAATTTTTTGGTTTTAGATGGGTTTTCAGAGTTCTTCGGCATAATTCCCTCTTTTTGATTCCTATATAAATGAGCAACTAGAAGGAGAAAATATGGATGAATTTCAGTCTTTGCCCAAAAGGCCTGTTGATCTGATTTACCCAACCCAGAATTTCGAGGACTTCTATGTCCAGTTTGATTCCGTAAAAGAACTAGTCAAACATCGGGAGTGGAAAAAGGTCTATTCGAACTACTACGAATTAGACCAATATGAATTGGAAATACCAATAGGCGAAACAACAGACGACCAAAATTACTTCTCGCCCGAGAAACAAGTCGAAGAAGTGATGAAAATAATGCAAAGCTTCTACTACTTCTGTCACCGGTACGTCAAAATTCTGCATCCGGTACACGGAACAATTCCATTCGTGCTTTACAAATATCAGCGGCGAGTGATCGATTGCTATCGAAATCACAAATACAATATGGTCTCCAAGTTCCGACAGGGGGGTTTGACTACCGTTGCGGTACTCTATGGGCTATGGCAAGCGATGTTTAGGAAAGATCAACAAATCTACGTTCTGTCAAAAACAGACCGCGAAGCTCTGGCAGCCGGGGATATCGCAAAGAAAGCGATGGATAATTTCCCAACTTGGATGTATGACCGTGAAAAGGCTGACATTAGCAAACACGAAAAACAATTCCATGATCTCGGCTCTAAAATTTGCTTTTACACACCGGAAGCTGCCCGTGGTAAATCAGCTAGTTTAATTATCATTGATGAGGCCGCCTTCATTCCGGGCATGAACGATCACTGGAAGGCTATGTATCCAGTTGTCGCTACGGGGGGAAAAATCAATGTTGTTTCCACAGTCAATGGCTTAGGTAACTGGTATGAGGAAATGTATCATGGTGCCCAAGCGAACGAAAACTTTTTCAATGTAATCGACATTGATTATTGGGAACATCCGGTCTATGCCAATCCAGAATGGGCTGATATTACAAAAGCAAACCTTGGCGAGAAAAAGTGGCAGCAAGAGATTCTTCGCGACTTCCTCGGATCTGGAGAGACTTTTATATCACCCCACATCATTGGTCAACTAAACAGATATACTAAAGCCAGCCCTCCAATTAGAACCGCTTTTGAAAAATGGACAAACAGAGATGCCAAAAAGCAAAAATGGCCAGATGGAGCCCTTTGGATTTGGAAAGAGCCTCAAGACGGCCAGGAATACATAATAGGAGTGGATTCTTCGGAGGGCAAAGGCGACGACAACCAATGTTTTGAGGTATTCGATATATCTACCTTGGAGCAAGTTGCTGAATTTTACAGTAATCTTGTGCCACCATACATCTACGCTCAAATTATTCATCAGCTTGGGCAATTCTATAATACTGCTTTAGTCGTTGTAGAAAACAATTCTTACGGTGGAGCGATAGTAAGCATGCTTCAAAACGATTTGGCCTACGAAAACCTTCACTATGAAACCAAAAAAGTTGTTGTCAATACCCCTGGAATCAAGATTCAAGTAACGAATCGCTCTCTGTATTTGGAGGCTCTACAACAACGACTACACAACAACACGGCCAGAATCAACAGCCAAAGATTCGTTCATGAATTAAAAACTTTTGTCTACAATCCTCAAAAGAAAAAGGCCGAGGCAACAAAGGGCAAGCATGACGATGCCATTATGGCTTCCTGTTTTGCATTACGTGTGCGAGATGAACAAATGCAGGGTATTCCGGTTGGGGCCGATGTCCCTGAAGAGATGACTAAAATCTTTAAATCGGAAATGTATAAGGAAATTCAGCAGGAGATCATAGAAGGCAGTCAAAAGGATTGGCTTGCCATAGAATCTGAAGATCCTATTTTGGCCCCGGATTCAGATGAACTTTTGGCTCCAGTTACTTTTAATATTAAGAGAAAACACGATAAATTACTCCGTGAGTTCGGCTGGATGATAAACTGGTTGTTTTTGGCTGGTAGTCTACTCTATTATTGTTGATATGATTGGGAAACAAGAATTGATTGAATTGTATGCCAAACAAAAATTAACAATGCAAGAAATTGCCCAAATTAAAGATTGTGCTTATAGCACCATCAACAAATACATTAACAAATACAAAATCCGAACTCGTAAACCGGGATTTAAAAAAGGACACAAATTCTCGTCCGACCATAGGCGTAAAATTAGCGAATCTAAACGGGGTTCAAATCATCCCAATTTTGGTAAGAAATCCAGAAGCAAGAAAAGATATTGGGTCAAATGCCCTGATGGAACTACGGTCTCTATGAGAAGCCGCTGGGAAGTTGCCTTTGCTTACTTTTTAACCGATCAAGGCATAACATGGGAATATGAGCCCGAAACATTTGTATTGCCAAATGGATCAGCATACACGCCTGATTTTTGGATAGAAAAAAATCACTATGTCGAAATCAAAGGCTGGCTTACCGAAGAAAGCCAACGAAAAATCTCTCTATTCAAAGAACATTATCCCGGAACGCTAGTTGTTTTGCAAAGAAAAGAGCTTAAAGCACTTGGTATAGACTTAAACAAAGATTATCCAGGATTACCGGCCCCGAAACATCAGTGCGAGCAATGCCATGAAATGTTTGTGAGAAAAGAAAAGCGACAAAGGTTTTGCAACAACAAGTGTAAAAACCAATGGATCGCGAATAACAAATCGTCCGACAAAATGTGCTTCCAACAAGCAAAAAGAAAATACCATGGCAATCAATGCGGCAGTCAAAACAACGCGACAAAGCTAACAGAAGAAGATGTACGAGATATAATTAGATTAAGGACAGAAGGGATGCTTTTAAGCAATATTGCCAAAATTAAGGGAACCACCGTTGGCAATGCGGGCAATATCATTAAAGGAAGATCGTGGAAACACGTTTCAAGGGAAATATGAAAAACAATACTGAAAGAACTAAGAAACTAATCGAAGAGGCGATCCGGCTTCTACCTGAAGATTTTGCGTTAAGAGATGCTCGTTACCATATGTTTCGGGCTATTAACGAAATTGACAAGGTTGAAAACCGAAGATGTAAGAGGGGATCACAAATGACCCCTCGTCAAAAGTGGGAGTTCGATCTACAAAGCAGTCAGATGATGGCTCCACCACTTAACCCACAACAGAGAGACAACGTTATCGCCAATATCGACAAGATGATTGGAGAGCAAGAACAAAAAATCCGAGAAATCCAGAACAAGGACCAAGAACCGGATATGGACATCCTCACAGATTAGACCTGAGATCTAATTGCTTCAAATAGTACAAATATCGCTCATATGCTTCTTGTCCCTGCTGAATTAGCTCTGAAGGTAGATTACACTGTGTTTGGGTCTCGTCTTGCACAAATTCGTCTATTGTGGGTTCTAATTGTGTCTTGAGCCCCAAATACTCTTCTATAAGCGGCAGACCCGTGGCACTTGTCAAATCCTCCCACGTTAGAAGGACGGCTCCGGGAGTAGCTTTTGCCATTTCGGAGATGCGAGTAAGACGAAATGCGTAATACGAAAGAGTGTTTTTCTCTGAAAACTTACTTTGGGTTACGATCCGATTTAGAGCCATTTTGGCCGAACGGATCACATAGATGAATTTATAGGCTTTTAGCAATGCATCACACGCAAAATTAGCATTTAGGAGAATATGGTCACCATAGATTGCAGCCGCATTTTTGAGCTTATGCTCCTTCGAAAAAAGCCATTCCAGGTCATCGGGATGGTAATATCTGGCTCCCGAATTTTCGATAGTGATTCGGGGATTACGGTTCATCATTCGAACAAGATCGAACGATCCCGACCCGAAGTGGCTCATGATAAAAACAACATTCTTCATGTAATAAATAAGAGTGTAGGCGGTAGATAAATACGGCAACTAGAAAAGAGAGGTAATACATGCCGTGGTGGGATTTTTATAAACTTTGGACCTACAACTTTGAACAAGGTCCCCTGGAAAAGCAAAGGAACATAACCAAGGGTAAACCAAGTGGTGCCGGTATCGGTATGCCTGAGGCGATCCCCGATTTGCGAGGCGAAGCTTGGGGTGGTGGCCCCCGTGGCAGCATCCGACTTCACGATAGTAATGATTTTATTGACCTATCTACCGTCACCAACCGATTGGCTCGATACAAAGAATACGAGCGTCTACGAAATCTGGCTGAAATCGAAATGGCAATGACCGTAATTGCCGAAGAGGCTTGTGTGGGGGCTAATACCAAAGTGGCAACCGTTTGGGATGGCTATGTAAAAATTGCAAAACTGGCTAGGGAATGGAAAAAGAATCCAAAACCATTCCTAGTATATGCCTGGGATTTTGACAAAGACGATTACACTCTTGCCTGGGCTTATGAACCTCGATTCGTAAAAAAAGCCAAAACAATTCGCGTGACCTTTCATGATGGCACACAACTTATAGCTACCGATGACCACCGAGTTCTGCGAATGGATGGAACCTGGATCGAGATGGGAGGCATCGAGATGTACGATGAGATGAAGGCATTTTACAAAATGGATGCCAATCGCATCGTTAACAAGTTAACCAAAAACGTATTCCCAAGAATTTTCACCTACAAAGACGGATGGAAAGGCGAAAGACAGTTCATAGATGAATGGCGAACTGGAGAGGTTACCAAACGACAAAGTCGTGTCAATATGGCTGCCCGATTGCTTGAAGATGGAGCAACAACTACCGAAGTCGAAAGAGTCACGGGCATCAAATGGGATCGATTCAAAAAATGGATTGAAGAGGCTGGCTTTACGATGGCCGAATATCGGGAATTAAGTCGTAAACATGATTTCAAACGAATAGTCAATATCGAACGACATGACGAAGTTAATGTTTATGACCTTTCGGTCAAAGATCATGAGAATTTTTGTACCGATAGTGCCGGGATCGTTCATAACTGCCAGATTGGGGACAATGGCCATGTATTCGAACTTAAGTGCAAAAGCCAGGAAATCAAGAAGGAACTAGAGTGGCTTTTGTTCAGTAGAAGAATGCTCAATCTTGACCGAAGATCATGGAATTACCTGAAAAGATTGTGTATCTTTGGTGATGGTTTCTATGAACTTCTGACCAACCCAGAGAATCCAAAGGACGGAATCCTTGGTGTACAGGAACTACCACCGGATAGCATGTACCGAATCGAAACTACCAAGTGTCGCTTGGTTGAGTTTCAGCAAGGTAAAGATGGTCCCGACTATCAAGCCCTTACACGAAACGAAGTAACAAAAGCAACGGAGGCGGATCTACAACAATCCACCGCCATTCGCTTTGCTCCAAAACAAATCGTTCATTTCCGAATTGGAGATGATCGCAAAGCATTTTATCCATATGGACAATCTTTGATCGAGCCTGCTCGCGGGCCCGCCCATCAATTAAGGCTGATGGAAGATGCAATGGTAGTCTACCGACTCTGTTTGACTGGTGATGCTAGAATCCGAGTCGATGAAGGATGGAAGTACATTAAGGATATCCGTATTGGCGACATAACCTTCACCAAAGAGCAAGACAGAACAGTAAGATCTCGCGTGAGAGCCGTTATCAACAATGGGGAAAAGGATGTCTATCGAATAAAATCTAAACACAATGACCTTCGGGCCACGGGAACCCATCCTGTATTGGTGAGCCGAAACGGAATCATTCAATACGTTGATGTGCAAGATTTGATTCCGGGCCGAGACCAACTAATCAATGTAACGAGAGAGAGCAATAAGCCAGTAGCGATTCCAAGAATTGTCGGAGAAAAATGGGCTAAACTCAGTCGGGGGCAGAGAAAACTGTTTCGCGAGAAAAAATATCAAAATAAAAGCGAATTGATGAGACTGTGTCAAAGCACCCCCGGCAGAACCAAACAATTTCTTTATAGCGAAGGAAAAGCGTTGCCTTATGACCAAGCCACTGAAGTTTGCGATGTTTTCGGTCTAAACCCTGAAAATCTTAAAGTTCAGAATAAGGGTGAAATTAAACCAGAAAAAATCAAATTGCCAGATTTTGTAGACAACGATTTTGCAAGATTGTTCGGATTCCTTATAGGCGACGGGAGTGTGAGGAAAAACGAATATGCCATTGCGTTTTCTGCCGGTTCCGATCACGAAGTTAACTCTAGATATGCCAAATTACTTAAAAGATACTTTGGCAAAGTTGGTTTCAATCAAGAACGCAGAAAACGCAAAACAGAGGGACTCGGTAATTTCTGTGTTCATTCTGTTGTGGGGTCCAGAATCCTTAAAAAGATGGGGTATATTCCCGGCACTTATGCAAAAAGAATCCCCGAATGGGTATTCTCGGCTCCGAAACATATCAGAATAGCTTTTCTAGAAGGTCTTGCAGATGCGGATGCGGCCATTAAGATCTTGCCTTCGGGTTTATGGACTGCCGAGTTCGAAATGGCCAATAAGCAACTTATAGAAGACATCAAGGAACTTTGGCATTCTGCCGGTTTGGCGAGCGGGCACATACGATATCGCGAGCGAGATGGAGGACACGAAATTGAACCTGGAAGGACGATGCCTCCAACAAAAGCCTGGGCTGTCTATATTTCAAAAAAGCCGCTTGGTGAATATGAAACTCTAGAAAGTGTCGAACATGCAGGCAGGGAAGAGGTCTACGATATTACAGTAGACAATAAAGAACACAACTTCATAGCCAATGGGATTCCGGTTCACAATACCCGAGCCCCAGAAAGAAGAATTTTCTACATTGATGTTGGAAAACTTCCGCCATTTAAAGCAGAAGCTTTCATCGAAAAGATGAAAGATCAATTCCGTAAAAAGAAAGTCGCCAGAACAAGAGGCGGTGGTCAAGGGGCCAATGTCGTTGAAGAAAGATGGCATGCTCCAGCAGCCGATGAAGATTACTGGCTACCGATTCGACCCAATTCTAATACGAGAATCGACACCCTCCAAGGTGCCCAAAATCTTGGTGAAATTGACGATGCTCTCTACTTCAGAAACAAGCTTTTCACCGCTTTAAACTTTCCACAGAATTATTTTAACAACAGCGATCCCCAACAAACAAGGATTTCTCTTTCGGCCCAAGACGTGCGATTCGCTCGTATGATCGAAAGAATCCAGGCTCATTATGTGGATGGTATTATCGAAGTTTGTGAACGGCATCTGGAACTCAGGGGATATCCTGAGGAATCCTACCAAGATCTTGAGATTAGGATGACTCCTCCCTCGGATTGGAGGGAAATGAGTAGAAGTGAAGTTTTGCAAGCCCGATTGAACTTCATTACTAGCTTGAAAGGTTCGATGATAATGGCCGACTATGATCTTCTGACACGCTTTATGAACATGCCGGAAGATGAGGTTCAACAGATCATCGCCCGCAATACCATCCAGAAACTACAAGAACTGAAACTGCAAATCATCGGACAGAATCCACAGCTTATGGGCGTCGGTGTACCAGGAGCCCCATCCGGTGAACAAGAAATGGGAACGGAAGCTGGTGGACCTAGCCCGATGTTGGGTGGCGGCGAACCAGGAGCAGAAGAAGCACCTCCAGGTGAACCGGGGGTAGAAGGGACACCTCCAGGTTCAGAAGCCGGTGCGGGTGGTGGTGCTTCACCATTGCCAGAAGTAGAAACGGCAGACATCAAACGATTTGATCTTGAAATTCAAAACTACAGTCAACAGCAAGACGCTGAAGATGTAGATTACAGCGAGGAAGAATGAGAAATTTTAACGACTTTTTAGAAGAAATCGATCCTGAACTTCTTGACGAAGCCAAGAAAAAATGGATTCAAAAGGCTGTCGATCCCGAACATGAGGGATACTGCACACCAATGACAAAGAAAACCTGTACTCCCAGGAGAAAAGCTCTAGCGATGAGATTCAAAAAGGGAGACATCCACAAGGAAAACCTTAAGAAAGGTAAAAATCCAAAGGGAAAGGGATAAAATAAGAGCCGCTCCCGCAAAGCGGGAGCGGCTCTTTTTAAATCTAATCTTCTTGTAATCCCGCACTACTATCTGCGGCGGGTGGTGCGACGACATCCATATCATCACCCAGATCGTCGGGCACTCGATCTGGAGGCATTTCGTCTGTGGGTCGTTCGGCTTTTGTTAGGAGATCTTTAATATCGGGATCTTTGCTTCCTAATTGGGAAAAGAAGTCTTTCGTTTCTTGTGCGTATCTTCTCCAAGCCAGTCGGACAAGCTTTGCAAGTAGATCGTCTTGATTTTCTGGGGTGTCAAGCTCATCTGATTCTAGGAGCTTGATGTAGCTAGTAAATGTTTTCATTATTAAATCCCACGGTTTTTGGCGATTGCGGCATACTATAAATATAGTTACATCCGCCTCTATTTAGGCATTTGCGATGTGAAATGACATTGAATATCCAACCTCTGTGCATGACAGAATGGGTAAAATGAAGTCTAGTCGAACAGGAGTAAAGCGACCATGAAGAAAAAACTCATCAATTACGATGTTTTTGAGAGAATCGAAGAGGATTCGCTATCGTCCGCCGAAGTCGAACTGGCTGAAGCCGCTCCAATCTTAGCTAAGGCACTGCAATTGAATTGTGCCCAGCTTCATTGTTTTGGACCCAATGACGTTCTTTATGAGACATGCGATGGCAATTACATCCATGCCAATTATCAGGTCAAGAACAACCACATTGAATTTGATAATGTTGAAGAACTGGTCCTTAACGAAGAGACCGAGTACAAAAAGCAACGTGAAATTGTTGCTCAAATGCTCGATGCTTTGATGGAAGACAAAGAAGAGAAGGCAAACCAGTTGTTTAGTGAATATCTAGCTCTCCCAAGAACTCGCAGAACCTTTATTGAAAGGAAAGAAGAACGTGCTATAGAGATCCCGAAAGGCGGGGTACTAGGCAAGATTGCCAAGAAGAAAAAGAAGAAGAAGCCCTGTGGGCCTTTCTCCTGTAAGGAGAACGTACTTCAATCTTGGGGCCAGATATGCCAGCATGTTTTCGAGTACATTGACTACAAAGAACATGGACCCGTTATTAACGAGTCCCGAGTCAGATATGACGAGCGAGGCAACCCGGTTGGTGTTCGTGTACCTACTACACGACTGAGAAACGAAATGAAGCTCCTTTCTTTTGATTGGAAGACTCTCAACACCGACTGTGTTTGCAAGAGAATGAATGCAAAGACGCTTTCGGAAGACGCTCAATTCGCCCAGGCGGTCGCTGAACTTAAGCGGCACAATGCTTTGTCGGACGACAACAGCCTGCAAGAAACCCTTGAGAACATTATTGGCAAGTGGCCACAAGTCATTTACTTAACTCAAGACGAACTTTCCGAATCAATCAAGTCGGCTTTGGAAATGGCCGGTGCAAGCAACTACGACGACCAAATGTGTGATTTCATGGCCGAAGGCATTCTGCGAACAGCCCATCACACGTTTGTTGATCGTGTAGCTAAAGTGATGAAACTCGCTGGTGCTAGGGTCGATGAGAATGCAGAAGATCCTTACTTGGTCTTCAAAAATGTCGTTGACCAGTTCTATCCATCACTTGATGAGAACGTAACCCTCGAAATGCAAGTTTTTATTGATCTTTACGAAGCACTTCGACACGTTCACACATTAGCGACAGAGCAAAAGAATGCTCCTCTGAGAGCGGAAGCCGCCATGCACTTGAACGAGCTTCTGCCCATCGTTCAACAAGAAGTTGAACCTACTCTTGAGGTTGCGGAATCTGCTGCTGAGTGGCTGTGGACATTGGTTGAAACCAATCTGGAAACGAAGGATTGGAACGTCAGCAACACACCACACATCACAGTCAGTGGTGACCATCCCGCAATGGCTGACAAAGCACGTCAGAAGTATTCTCCCGCCGCAGATGCTAGTGGCGACTGGGGAGATGTTGCTCCTGCCAGTGATGGAGCCAGTTACAAGGGTGGCGAAGCAGACCTCATGAGAAATCGAGCATATGGCAATCTGGGTGGACCTGATGTCTTTCCAGCTTTGAACAATCCATATGTCCCAACACCTTTTGGTGATTACAAGATCAAAGGAGAGAAAGCAATTGAAACGGACTCGGATCAACTAGCCCACTGGGGCGGTAGTGATACGTGGCCAGCATTGCAAAATCCTTATTGTCCCGCTGCTGTGACTCCTCAAACGTACAAGATGAATCACGGCAAGGAACCAGACTTAGTCGTTGACCAGTAATCTAATGGGAGGTTCTATGGAATTGCTTATCGAGCATGATGTGACTCCCGGAACGATCTATGAGGATCGACTAATTCTAGGAGGAACAGTGGGTGCTATCTTGAATGAGATGGTACTTCACGAATCGACCGAGGTTGGAAGTTCCCTTAAATTCAGGGGCAAATTCCAGGAAGCCGAAGCGGTCAACAAAAACAAGAGGATGTATCCGTATGCGGTACTAAACAAGAACGTTCAAAAACTCGATGAAGTTATTAAAAACGGCGGTTTAGTCGGTGAACTGGATCACCCAACGGACTCTATTATCCATTTTGAGAAGGCCTGCCACAAGATCACAAAACTCTGGTGGGATGGCAAGACTCTGATGGGTGAGGGAATAATCCTTAACACACCAGCGGGAAAAATTATCAAGTCTTTGCTCAACGATGGAGTAAGAGTTGGTATCAGTAGTCGCGGTGTTGGAAATGGAAAGGTTAATGAGAATGGAGTCCTCGTAATTGGTGAGTCGTACAAGCTAATTACGTTTGATGCTGTGGCCGATCCAAGCACAAACGCAGCCTTTCAAAAACAGATTGTTAGTAACAAACGTGAAAACGTGTCACCCGAACAACACGACGATGTTGTTAAAAATGAGTCCAGCGGCTTATATACAGTTAATGCAGAACTGGTAAAGGCTTGCCTTGGTGGCATTGTTCATAAAAAGGCCAAAGAAATTCAAGCGAGGTTAAAGTAATGGAAAAAATCGTTGAAGCGTTGAGCAAATTACTTCCTGAAGAGCAAGTCGCGGAGGTTACCGAGGCCGTGCAAAGCGAACTGGAAACAGCGAAGACTGACATGGAGAAGGAGTATACCGAAAAGCTTCATGAAGCCTATCAAGAGTTTACAGAAGAGCTTAAGCAAGCTGAACAAACCGGCGAGCAGGGATACCAAGAAGCTTACGCAATTATTAAGGACCTTCGTGGTCGTCTTGAAACGCAGAAGAAAGAATTTGAATCTGCGATGAATGATGGCTACCAAGAGGCTTTCGAGATGCTTCAAGCCGAAAAGGCAAAGAATGATAATCTCGATGTCGATATGTATGAAGAGTTCAATACCAAGTTGCAGGAGATGCGTGAATACTTCATCAACAAGATTCACCAGTTCTTGGAGTATAAAGGACCCGAAATCGCTGAAAGCGTCCGTCGTGATGTTCTAAGTGACCCGCGTCTAGTTGAACACAAGGTCGTTCTGGATAAGGTTATCGATAGTGTTTCTACTTATCTTTCCGATGACGACTACAACAGTGTTTGCAACGCAAAACTTGAGGAAGCACAACAAGCTATTGAGGATCTGAGAAGCCAAGTAAAGATCCTAGAAGCCAGAAATATTCGACTTGGCACAGAGAATGGAAAGCTCAATGAGGTTTGCCGTCAACAAGAGCAAATGCTCACTGAGTCTACCGAGAACAGACAAGAAAGAGAGCAGAAAGCGAAGAACGCAACGGGGAGAGGACGAACAGCCGATGGTGAACTCATCCAGGAGCATAAAGAAGAGCTTCCAGAAGAAAAGCCACAGGCCGATAAAACGTTAGTAGAGACTTTAGATCCTGCCGTGCTTGCTCAAATGCAGGTCCTCGCGGGAACTAAAAAAGATAAATAACACTAAGGAGAAAAATGCAATCAGCAAATGCAAAATTTCTGAATGAAGCCGCCGTCATGGAAAGTCGTTGGGGCGAGACTGGTTTGCTGAACGGCATTGAAGATCGTTACACTCGTTCTTGCACCGCCGTTCTTCTAGAAAATCAGCGTCTAATGAACGAAGTTTCAACAGACACAGGCGACATCGCTCAGTTTAAGCGAATTTCAATTCCTTTGGTTAGACGAATTTACCCGCAGTTGATCGCCAATAAGGTCGTCTCGGTTCAACCGTTGCTCGGCCCAACTGGTTTGGTCTACTATCTGCGTTTCCGTTATTCGACTAACAAGGGCGACGTGAGAGGAGCCGACAACAACGCTGGATTCCCTGGCGATGATGCTAACTCCCTCCAACAGTTGGCTTCTGGTGATGCCAATCTGTCGATTTACTACTCCCACCAGTTGGTTGAGAACGAAACCACATCTACAGATGATGGTGCTGATGTTCTCTCTGTTTACAGCCCCTTGGAACACACTCCAATTTTGGCTGGAACAATCACTGGAACCATCTATGATGGTGGAGTGGCAGTTCAAACCTTCGTCGTTGACGAAAATAGCAACTTTACTTTCACGGACATTGGTGCCCCGGCTCCTAAGGTTACTGCCGGTACTCTCGACCTAACCACAGGCGAGATGACCTTGACCTGGAACGGTGCCCCTGGTGAGAACTACTGCATCATGTCGTATGAATACAACATGGAATGCAACCAAGATCTCCCAGAAATCAATCTGGTTGTTGAAAGTGAAGAAATCGCTGCTAAGACAAGAAAGCTCAAGGCTGTCTGGAGCTACGAGGCCCAACAGGACCTTCGTTCACAACATAACCTTGATGCCGAGGCCGAACTGACCGCCGTCTTGGCTCAAGAAATCAACCTGGAAATTGACCGTGAAGTTTTGACCGACCTTCGTAACAACGCTGGTACGGTTGCTTCTTGGGACTTTAATACCGCCCTTGGTGACACAATCAAGGAAAAGTATGAAAGCCTCTATGTCAAGGTCGTTGAAGTTACCAACATTGTTCACCGTAAGACTCTTCGCGGTGGATGCAACTGGCTCGTAACGAGCCCCGAAGTTGCCTCGATCTTCGAGACCGCAACTGCCGGTTTTGCACCCGCTCCGTCTGAGACCTTCACAAGCAGCCTCGGCATCCAATATGTCGGTACTGTGAACAACAGATGGCGACTTTACAAAGATCCTCTGTTCCCAACAGGTCAAATCTTGATGGGTTACAAGGGTGACAGCTATATGGACTCTGGATATTTTTATTGTCCTTACGTTCCGCTGACACAGACTCCGGTCGTCCTTGATCCTGATAGCTTTTGTCCTCGAAAGGGTATACTTACCAGGTACGGCAAAAAGTTGCTTAGGGAGGGAGCGAAGTTTTACGCAAGATTGAGCATTGCCAATTTTGTGATCTGATTTTACACCGTAAGTGCAAGTCAGATAATGACTTATAGCAAATAAAAAAGCCCGCTTGCCAAAGGCAAGCGGGCTTTTTCTTTGAATTAGAATTAGAAGAGAATGTACCGCTCCTGAAAATTAGAGTGATCGATACCAAGCTCTTTAATTTTTTGATTAGACCACAATTCGTAATCCAAGTCATTTTGAGATGCATACTCTTTGGCCGCTTTATCCTTGCTGATATTGATCGCGAACTTCAATGCATAGTCATTTTTAACCTCCAGCAAAAATAACCGACTTCTTTTGAATTTCACCAAAAAGTCAGGAAAGTAATATCTATGCTTTCCTTCAGTATCGTAATATGCAATCATATATGGCTCATACTCGTAGCCCAAAACATCTCGGTTTTCATCAAGCCATATATGTACTATAAGTTCGTAACTAGATCTGAACAAAGGATCTTTTTTTGTGCATTTCTTGGAACTATACCGCCCTTTTATTGAGTTTTTATCGCCCGTGTGCCATTCTCCTCTTGCCACAAGCTCCGCAACAGTTTCCCTCTGCTTCTGATTCCACTCCTCCGGTCGCGTAATCCCCTTGGCCCAAGGATTCGCCCAACTCTCGGCCAGCCATTCACGGCAATTCTCTCGCAAATATTCACGCATTTCAGGCAATTCGTTGTAACGCTCTACTCCATACTTTTCAAGAGTCGTCTTTGCCATCTTAATTTGAACTTCTGGAAGCTGGGCAACATTTTCAACACCATACTTTTCCATATTGTGTTTTTTCATCTTTGCCATGATTTCTTCGGACTGATATGGAAACTCGACACCATAGTTTTCCATCATGGTCTGCCGTTGTTTCTTTTTAACTTGATCCGACTGGGCGGCATGGTCGGCTCCATATTTCTTCCTGCAAGTCTCTCGACGTTTTCGATTCCACTCGGTCTTTCTTTCTTCATTTTCAAAAAGCTTTTTTCGCTTTTCAATATTTTCCTGAGTGTTCAGGGCACAAGATACCCCATACCTCTTCATGGTGGTTTCCTTGATCTTCTCCTGTACTTTTTTGTCCCGCATGGGATTCTTTTTACTGATTTGGCAGGATCGGCAAATATGCTTGCCGTCGTTATTGGCGAAGTTCTTTTGTGCGTTTTCGAGCTTCAGCATCCACTCCTTGCCGCACCGCTCGTAACCGCCGTTACAATCATACTTGATTTTTACTTTCTGGGCTGGTAAAATACCATCTATGTCTTGTAGATACATTATTTGCTCCATATGTTATTGACTATAACTAATATAGTATATCTCGCATAAAAATGAACAAGAAAAACAAAATAGCCATCGGCAATACGGCGGGCCACCATTTTCATGGTCAGTCGGATTTAGAAGTTGTTAAACACTGTACTCTAGGCAAAAAGAAAGGTTTTTATCACATACGAAAGCGGCTCGTAAACAGAGCCGCTTTCAACTTCAATCCCAGGCTTGGATGGGAGATAGATAGATGGTTTGAGTGGATAGAAACTTAATTTTAGATCATTAGAAATACCATGAAAAAAAACAGAAGAAACAAAAAGCCGATAATCAAAATCAGATTGCCGAAGCTAAAAAGGGAAACGGTCATTTCCCTTGGTGTATCATTAGAACACGGAGTCGATGATAATTTCTTCACCTCAACATTGAATGAAATTGCTTTCGACGATCCCATACTAGCAGAAGTCATCGAAGGTCAAGCCACACAAGTGGCAGAATTATGGGAATCAGGAAGAACTAAAGAAGCACTTGCATGGGCAATGAACTCAGGACATGTGGTTTATAAACTACTAAAGAGTCAAGCCGAAGCCGATGAAATGAACGAAAACTTCAGGTAAAAATTTCTTTCTCAAATAAAGCATATATAAAATCATGAGAAGTTTCTACGAATGGATAATAGAAGAAAAACATGATGGTCGAAAGGAACCTAATTTCAAAACACTCAAGAAAAACCGCAAACAATTAACTCCCGAAGAACGAGAACAAGTAATGCGATCCAAAGCAGTATGGCATCATTCTGAAGGAAATCTCACACCAGCAGTTTGGAAATCAACAATAAATGGTAAAACATGGTATGTAACTAACACACACCGAGCTTATAATGTAACACCCACATTGAAGGGCACCATTAAAAGATTTCACGATTTCATCAAGGGAACAGCTTAATTTAGGCGAGGAAAGAAATTGTTTCTTTTCATTCCTCTATTTGTCACAATTGCACTGGGTTTCGTGTCGTTTCTTCCAAAGCTCTACAAGCCTTTGCCAATCGGGATCATCGGTTCCACAGCCATGACCAAGGGCTTCTCCGATTGCTTGTGGCAATGGTTCATGGTTTGGATGGTTCTTCAACCATTCACAGAACTCGTCTAAATATGTCATCTGAATCTCCCGTGTTCCACAAATTCTACCATTTCATCCTACTTCTACAGTAGTGATGGTGTTTGGCTTTTTCAAGAATTTGGCTTTTTCAAGAAGAAAAAACAAATACAATTAAATATAATAGGTTGGGATATGTACTTAAGGTAACTATTTGTGAATAAACTAAAAGGAGAATAACATGCCTGGATTTGACAAAACTGGTCCCGAAGGAGAAGGCCCTCGTACTGGAAGAGGAATAGGCCCATGCGGAGAAGATGATCTAGATCGAGGAGGTCGAGGTAAGGGCAGAGGCAAGGGTAGAGGTAGGGGTCGCTCTTTCTCTTCTTTTTTGAAAGAAAAAGAGGATGAAGAGAAAAAAAAGAAGGAAGAAAAATAGCAGCAATCAAATAATTCGGTGGACTGGTTCTCGGACGCCACGTTTAGCAAAAGAACGCTGAAAAAAGGGAAGCTCCATATAGTCATCTACTCCATCTATATTTTCTGCGTCATAAAACTTACTTCCGATTTTAACAAACATGTGGTCCGCATAAGATCTTTCCCAGACGGTGGACCATATCTCGGCATCAATACCCATTTCGGTTAATCTTTCGAAAACCTCATTTGCCCATTGATCGCACAAACCGCTATTGAGTTCGCAAGGAGTGCAAATTCCTCCTTTGCACATATCTTGCGTAATCCGTTCCAATGTCGGGTGAATGGACTCTGTATTTTCTAGCCATTTGCAAAATTCCATATCTTATTTAGTTAAAAAAGCACCTTTTCGCCCAAAGGGCGAAAAGGTGCCTATATAAATGTATGAAAACTTGGCAGCAATTTTTACAAGAAAAGAAGAACACAAACTACGACTTTTCCTCGACACAAGTTAATTTACCCCATGCTCTTGCAAATAAAATCATCAAATGGGGAAAGGTTCACATTCCAGATAATGAATTACATGAACTCGGAAGAGAAGATGAAATTCATGCCACGGTTCTTTACGGAATCCACGATTCCGAGCCGGATGCCGTCAAAAAACTCTTAAAGAGTATTCAGCCCATAAACATAAAATTGGGAAAAATATCTTTGTTTTCAGATGATGAATATGATGTAATTAAAATTGATGTTCGTAGTCCTGATTTGCACAAATTGAATGCGAAACTAAGAGATAGCTTAAAGTATACCAGCAGTCATCCAATCTACAAACCTCATGTAACTATTGCTTACGTCAAGAAAGGAAGGGGTAAGAAATATGATGGCCTTGATCCTTTTGACAATAACTCCATAAAAATCAACCAGATAATTTTTAGTTCAAAGGACGGCACAAAGACAACCATTTCTCTTTTTCAACGAAAATAGGAACATCATGCCAGCAGAATCAAAACAACAACAAAAGGCAGCAGCAATGGCTTTAGCAGCCAAACGTGGAGAAATCGATCCAGGAAGTTTATATGGTGCAGCAAAACAAATGTATAACAGTATGTCGGCAAAACAACTTCGGCATTTCGCTAAAACAAAAAGAAAAGGCCTCCCACGCAAAAAAAACGAATGGTTTGTTACTTTTTCAGAATGGTTAAAAAGAAGGAACGAGGTATCATCAGGACCAATTTATGGTCCCGATGATACTGCTATACCTCCTCAGGGAACAGACAAAAACGATATAGTTCAAAAGGTTATCTTCGATCTTGAAAGACTAGCCCAAAACAATCAGTGGCCGGTGAACCCAAGTGTTTTGCAAGACATTTCTGATCGTTTAAGAAATGTAGGCATTCAGCCTGTTGATATAGATGCAGCGATAGGTACAACTGATCCAGATTTACAGAAACGATATTTAATTACTGGGCCTTCGGCTCCGGGAGGTGGAGGTCATGGAGCTTTGAACGATCTCCAAAAAATGATATGAAATTCCTTAATTTTCGATTGTGGCTAACTGAAAACGATACTAGAACCGGTGCAAGACTTGGTTTATACACCGACATTGGGGATACTTTGGGCAATTATCCTCCTCTGGCCGTGACGCCTACCGCTGCCGATTTTGTAACATATTACGACATTGAATACAGCCAAAAACCTTTGAAAATGGTTCGTCCCGGCATAGCCGATCCAAAGGACCTAGCCCGACTTAAAAATCCATTCAAATGGACCTCTTTTGATCTTACTAAAATTTGAAATTACTCTTCTAAATAGTTAATCTATTGGAGGTCCCATGAATGACATACAACAAACATTTTTCGACTGGGAATTACGGATTAGAGGCCGTAATTGACTTTCATGGTTGTGACGTTGCCAAGGCAACCACGGAAAATCTGAGGGTTTTTCTCGATGAAGTCATCAAACTTTCAGATATGGAGGCTCATGGCGAGCCAATCTTTTGGGTGGATATGGAGGCCACAGAACCTCATCTTAAAGGAATAAGTGTATTTCAATGGATTAAAACAAGCAACATTGTTATCCATGCTTTGGCAACTGGATTAGTCTTGTTTAATCTATTTTCTTGTAAGCCATTTGATCCTGATGTCATTGTTGAATTTGGCAGGAAGTTTTGGCAAGCGGATCGTGTTCAAATGAACGTAGTAGATAGAGGCAAAAACTAAAAAAAGCCCGCTGGCAAAGCCAGCGGGCTTACTCTGTTAAGACATGGCTAGTGCAAGGTCAACTTGGTTCCATCGTCTATGTGTTAAATACTTTCCTTGGCTTTTGATCCGATGTCCACTGGGGAACTACCATTACAGATGGCGAACTATATGTCACTGTGGAAGGAACGAACATTGCGGAGGCCATCAGGGGAATACCTATGAATACGTCGGAAAAGGTTGGTGGCATCGTTTAGGCACACACATTGCTGTCAAAGAGGCCGAATTGCCTTACGCACACTTTTGTTTCCATCACGGGGGATCGTCCGCTTGTGAAGAATTTAATGAGAGACATGGGTATACATGCCCTCGATGTATAGAAGAATGGCGAAATCCAAGTCATTCTAGATAACAATGAAGATTACACCAACAAAAATACGAGATTGTTATACGGTTAAGACACAGAAATATGAAGATTATCGAGGGTTTCTACAAGAGATCTATAGTGAAGATTGGGTGGATTCGAAAATCCAAGCAAAATGGAATCACATAGTATGTTCCACATCAACCCGAGGAGTAATCAGGGGCATTCATTGGGCTCCCTACAACAAATTTGTCTCATGTGTGACAGGCAGTCTATTTGATGTTATCGTAGACTTACGTCCCGATTCCCCGACTTATTTGGAATGGGAGGGCATATGGTTATCTGGGCACCTTGCCATGAAAGTTTTTATTCCTAAAGGTTGTGGACATGGCTTCTTTGCTGCCGAGGAGCCCACGGTGATGGTTTATCTAAAAGACCAAACTTATCAACCCGGCGTAGAGAAGGATTGGCATTACCAATCATTTGGAATAGAATGGCCCGAGGCCGAAATTCGAAAGCCACCAGGAGGGTATATTCTATCGGCAAAAGATGAAAATGCTCCTCCCTACATTCCTATAGAAAAGAAGCCGAATATCTGAGCCGTAAAAGAAACTCTTCAATAGTGATTAGATTGAGCCATTCTTTGCGATACTTTCGAAAATTCTCCCATGTTAACTCTTCATTGTCGCTCAAAATGGTTTGACAGCCTCTTCTGATAACCCCACAACCTGAATCTGCATCCACAACGAACATTTGCAAGTCCTTTCGGGATCTTCGCAAGCTCACCCAGGCTTTCCAACAATCTCCATGCCAGCTTCCTCGTCGTTTGGGATGTTTGGGCAATTGAGTTTTTTGGGTGGCAGGATTCATGTCGTGGCAGACAATAGTACCGTTTGGCGTGAGTACAGCAAGTGAGTTTAGGATGTCCCGCATTACTTGATCTTGTAAATGTAATCCATCAATGAAAATAAGATCGAAATTCTTGGGTTTAAATTGATACGGTTTCTGGAAAAAAACGTCCGATGACATGTGATAAGTAGGACTGTATTTGTTGGATATATCAACTCCCACTTTTATATCGCACGCAATTCTTCGGAAAGTTTCATGTTTGGCCGTACCGATCTCAAGATAACTCCGATACTGATTGGCTTTAATCAACTTGTTGAGCAAAACAAATCGCTTCATGCCTATATGTAGATGGACAAAGAGCCTTTTGCCGCAAAGCGGCAAAGAGCCTTTTGCCGCAAAGGCTCTTATTTTACCGTATACTTAGTACCATCCACGACTATCCATTTGATGGTTCGATGATCGACCAGACGCAGACGATTTCCATTGGTTACGTCGAGATCTTCAACAGTGCTGCGTCCCAGGAGTGGTTCTGGTTTGACGAGTCGGCCCCTCAAGGTTCTTTCTGTGCCATCGTTCTTGACGAAGCAGACGGTCAGAGGTCGGTGATAAGCGTTGACCAGGATTTCAGCGGCCTTCATTTTTGCGACCCTTTCTTCTTTTTCATACCGATCCGCAGAAAACGAATTTTCGATGAGTTGTGGTCCAGAGACTCACATTTCCTTCTGGTTGTCTAGATCATATACCTTTAGGGTTTCTCCCCGATCATTTTTCTCCACTCGGGCGAAGTAAATAAAGGCCATGAGGTCATTTTGGCAGACATGATTTGGATTTACTTTTGTTGCGATAGTCATTTCAGGTTTCTCCGTTTTAGAATGTTAATTAGTTACAATAAATATCGGCGGGACTCTCTGAGGACTTTAATGGAAACCATCGTATTTGTCAGACATAATATTGACTGGGCGGATATGACGATGAAGGAATTTATGAGCCAAAATCCCAGATTCGGCCCTGGAGGGAGAGAGACCGAAGGGAAGGCTATTCTGAAATGGTTTAAAGCAAACAAAATATTTTTTGATTTGTGGAATCAAATTTTTCAAATAGACTATTTCACATTTCGGGCGAGAGTCAAGGAGCTTGCCGAAGAGACATTTGTAGGAGTCAAGGTGGTTAAAGGCTTCGAAGCTCTTAAACAGGAATGCAAGAAGAATGAGGAGGATGCCTACATTGTGCCTATAGATGATGATGATTGGATCAGTCCAAAACTTGCTTCTCGGCTTTCGAGCCAAAGTGCGGCCATAATTCATTGGAATATGGCATTCACAGACAACCCAAGAACAAAATATGGGTTTAAGTCTTTCAGGACATGTAACTTTGCGGTTCGAAAATCCATAATTCAAAATACACCTAAGTTTCAAAAGCTTTTGCTTCATCACGTTTCCTTTGGAAATCATGCAAAAAGAATCAAATCGGCCAGAATCAGGGCACTTCTGAGTGTAGCGAATCGAACCATTGCGTCTGTCGGCCAAATGCAACGAATATGGCAAAGGTCAGTTTCAAGAAAACGTTTTCAATCAAGACTTTCGGAAATGGCACTTGTAATGAGTCGAATAAAAAAGACAGGTATTGAATGGACAATTCCTTTTATGGAGAAAAATGCCGAACTTCATCGCAGATTACTTCAGCCCACTTGGTTAATGTAATTTTTTGGAATTTCATACTCTTCTATAGCATCACACCTTAATTTTCACACCTTAAAACTCATTTCGGAGGTATTTATGTCTAAAAAAAAGGGGAAAAAGGTACAGCCCTTACCAGAGCCAATCAAGGATCTTGCAGGTCAACTACCCCTACCCTAAAGAGGTTGAGTCATAGTTTCACTCGCTAACGCTCGTTCGCTTTATGACCCAACAATCCTTCGGATTGTAGGGGCTTGTCATTCCAATTCTAAGCAACTTTTGACAGTTCCTTAGCGGACGACAATAGGCTGGTTGATGCAGCCCGTGCTGCGATATTTTTCGCAGCGTTATAATCGGCGGCGTAAAACCATGACATTTTTGCAACGCAAAAATGCTGGCACTGAGAGCGAGTTGAGCGGAGCGAAACGAACGAAAGTGCCAGCCCTTGGGTCGTGGATGTAAGCCGCCATAGTATGAATTATTGACTACGCTCAATTCTATTTAGTATATTGTTGTCTGTTGATGGTCTGGTGAAATCTCCAAAAATTCCATCAAAATTACATTTTGTTGTATAGATATAGTAGGGATGCTACTATAATAGAATAGGTAGGTGAAAAATGAGTAAGAATATACAAATCAACGTAGCACTCCCAGAGGATTGGAAGAGACAGTTGGAACGGCTGGCTCGCATTTTCTCTGTGGAAGAAGAAAAGACCCTCTCCTACCAAGACCTAATTAGGACTGCGGTGCAGGAGAAATACGAACTCCATGAGCAAGAAACGCAAGAAGAAATACAAAGCACTTAACCACTGTGTCTATCTTTGCCAATATCATCTTGTGTGGTGTCCAAAGTTTAGATTTTCAGTGTTGAAAGGTGATGTAGCAAAAGAACTGAAAGAAATCTTCCAACAAATTGCCGAGAAGTATGAGTATGAAATTATAGAGATGGAAGTCATGCCTGACCATGTGCATCTTTTCATAGGTGCAAAACCAACGGTTGCCCCATCAGATATTGTGCGAACTTTCAAGAGTATATCAGCCATTGAGTTGTTTAAGAATTTCTATGCACTCAAAAATTTCTACTCACGTTGCGGTTCATTGTGGTCAGAAGGAAAATTCATTAGCACGATTGGGTTTGTCAGTGCTGATACAATTAAAGGATACATTCAAGAGCAAAAAGAGTTTGATGAGGAAGAGTGAAGATATTAAGAGCATACAGATATAGGTTGTATCCAACGAAAAAACAGGAACAACAATTAAAACAACAATGTGGAAACTGCCGTTTCCTTTGGAATAGGTTTCTTGATATGAACCAGCGGCAGTATGAAACCACAGGTAAGTTCGTATTTGCTCACGAACTCATTACTTCCATCCCTAAACTCAAAAAAGAACATGACTTTCTCGGACTCACGTTTAGCCAATCACTTCAACAAGTGGGCAGGTTTTTTGATAGAGCATTAAAAGACTTCATTGCAGGCATCCGTGAGTTTCCCAAACACAAGAAAAAGAAATATCAAGATGGTTTAACTGTTCCACAGAAGTTTCGTCTCAACAAAAGGTTTGTATTCATTCCAAAGATTGGCGAAGTTCAATGGGTTAAACACAGACCATATAAAGGTAAAGTCAAAAGTATCACTGTTAAACAAGATGGCGACCAGTGGTATTGTTCAGTTTTGTGCGAACTAAAAATCAAACGACCAAATACAAACACAGACAATGTTGTTGGCATAGATGTAGGTCTGAAAACATTTGCTACATTGTCCGATGGGACAACAATCGGAAACGAACGAGTATTAAGAAAGCATGAAAGAAGGTTGAATAAAGCCCAACGTATACTTTCTCGGAGAAAGAAAGGCGGGCAGAACAGAAACAAACAACGGATCAAGGTTGCGAGACTTCATCGTAAAGTCCGACATGTAAGAAGTAATTTCCAACATCAAATCACAAGTCGTATGATAGCCAAATATGATGGATTTGCTTTGGAAACACTGAACATTGAAGGCATGATGAAAAACCACAATCTTGCCAAAAGTATAGCCGATGTTGGTTGGTATAGTTTTAAGCAAAAGTTGAAGTATAAGTCAGAGTGGAGTGGCAAAGTGTTTCTTGAAATAGGGACATTTGAGCCAAGCAGTAAGACTTGCCATTGTTGTGGATGGAAGGACACAGACCAAATGCTTCAAGACCGAACATTCTGTTGTGAACAATGTGGAATGAAGATGGACAGAGACTTAAATGCCGCTATCAACATTAAGAATATAGCGATGAAAAATATACCGTGGGACGCACGGGAATTTACGCTTGGGGATGATAAGAGGTTACAGTCAGATAATGACAGTGCTTGTCGTAGAGCCAAGAAAAAACAATGCTTAGCCCTAACCGAACTTGCATCGGTTAGATAGGCACGAAGCCACGGGGCTTGCCCCGTGGTGCGTCACAGATGGCAAAAAACCTATTGCTGTTGTTAAAGAGGAGCTTGCTTGGCTTGCCGCAAACCGTTACGTGGAAACAGGTTACATCAAAATGAAACGCATCCCTAAATTAGCCAAACGACCACCCAACATGGCTAAGTATGCCGTCTACCGTTACGAAGAAGATTTCGATGCGGTCTCGGCGGCTTGGGATTTGTATCCTTACGAAGATAGAGGTAGAAAGTTTGATGAAACCACGGTTAAATTCGACATTGCATTAGGTCTAGCTTTGGGCTATACTGATACAGATATTGCTCACTATCTTAAACACAACTATAGCTTTGAGGTGTTAAAGAAAGGCTTGGCCAATGGAAAGACCGAAAGTAGGGATCTGTCTAGCGATTCGACGTGAAGACAAAGTTCTAATGCACAAGAGGAAATGCAACCATTGCTATGGCACCTGGGCTTTTCCAGGTGGGCACCTAGAGTTTATGGAAACATTTGCCAATGCAGCCATTCGCGAGATGCACGAAGAAGCGGGCCCAGAGTTAAATGTAACTCATCCCGAATTTTGGACGATAGCGAATGCCAGATACTTTGATGAAAACAAACACTACGTCACGATCTTCATGGTGGCCGACTGGATTTCAGGCGAAGCAAAAGTAATGGAACCCAACAAATGCGAATGTTGGCATTGGTTTCGGTGGACTGAGTTGCCTGCCCCTCGTATGAAAAGCTTCCAGATGATCTTGAATTTAGGGGCGAATCCCTTTAAGGGAAATAAATGAAAACCGTATCTGCTAGACATCAGGATCGAAAGGCTCTTTTGGGCTTATTTTGCTCCTTAAACAAAATTGGCAAAGATATCTGTCTTGAATATGCGAGACTCGCAGCTATCGATGCAGCTATCAAAAACCATGAAATTAAAATTGCAATCGATAACGAAATCATTGTTGGAACAATTGTACTGACACCTATACGAAACAGCATCTATATTTCCGCCCTGATAGTGAAAGCAGGGAGTCGGAAAAAAGGTGTTGGCACTAAGTTGATTCAAGAAGCAATAAAAAAGGCAAAAAGGTTGAACAAATCCAAAGTTGTTGTGGAGACTGCCTTTGTGTATCGTGCTAAAAAATTCTATGAGAAATGTGGTTTCCGTGTCACAAAAAAACACTATGATTGTTGGGCTTTAAAAAAAGATGTCTAAGGGAATCATTACTGGGGCTGCCGATCTATACATCCCCACCCTAGAGCTTTTCGCCTTGTCCTGTCAAGAACAAGGAATAGAACTTGCCGTTTTCGATGATGGCCTGTGCGAAGAATATGCGGCACTCTTGGAATCATATGATGTGACTTGGCTCGATCCGATACCTATGCACCCCTTTCTCTGTCAGGGGAAATCAACACGGAAGATCCCAATCGAGGCCTACCAAAAGCCATTCAAGTGTCTGCAAAGTCCTTTCGATCAAACCATTTGGATTGATGCCGACGCTGTTCCGTTAAGAGGATTGGACGAGATGTTCAACGTCCTGGACCGACAGGAAGCCTTCTTTGTCTTTCCGTTTACGAGCCCCGATATGGCCGCCAGTTTGGAACTGCTCGGTCGGCTATGTTGCCCAAGTGCAGGAATCGTGCCTCTCAATTCGGGAGTGGTGGGTTGGAATAAGGGAAATGAAATCATAGATTTGTGGGCCGCCACCACGTTCTTTGTGACTTCCAACCCAATCCTGCGAGAAAAAACCAAAACTTGCGATCAAGACATGCTCTGTTATGCCGTGAACACTCTGGGGAAAACGGACTTGATTCTGTTGGATATCAAATACAACACTCCCCCGAACTTTAAGATGCGTGGCAAGTTTCATGAACGTGAACAATATTTAATTTCTGACCCGAAAGAAAGATTGAAAGCCATACGAATTGACCACCCAGAAAGTTACATAGTGCATTGGGTGGGACCAAGAGATAAACTAGAGAAAGTGGAGAAATAGAATGTCATACGGACGTAAATACGAATTTGATGGGCAACATTGTTCGAATGCAATTGTTGATGAAGACAAAAAAGAAACCACATTGTTCTTTTTAAAAAAATGCAATCCAATGCTTACAATAAAACGAGAGTACGATCCTGAGGATAGTGTGGTGCTTCAACGGATTGAAAGACCAATGTGGATCACTGTCTGGGTTCCAATGAAGAAATGGACATTCACGAAAGTTGAATTTACGTCAATTGGTCAAGATGCCGATTTCTATATCGTAAAACTTCGATATAAATGAAAAAGGCACCGCTCCCGCTTCGCGGGAGCGGTGCCTTAGGTGGTTGATCCCAAGTTTAGTAGGTCGAGCCTTTGACAGTATTTCGAGATTCTTCAAACTTCTGAAGGGCTTGGCGATATCGCTCTTCTTGTTCTTGGGCTTGTCTTTTTCTGTCCGCTATGTTTTGCATGGATTCCATTTTCATATTGATCCAGCCGGGCGAACTTTTGAATGCTTTATAGCTGGGGTACGTTATGCCTTGGTATGTGAAAGAACTAGGTTCTCTTGGCGGCAAAATGCCCGCCGCGATTAGTTTCTTTTCTTTCTCTTGGATCTCATGGGCTCTGATGGCTGTATCAAAACGTCTTTCTTGTCGTTCTAGGTATGTTGGATTATCTCTCCTAAATCGTTCCTTATATTCGTCTTTGAGTTGCCACCAAGTATGCACTGCATCGCGATGATTAACGATGGCTCTATGACGAGCATCTTGATAGAGATTGAGATACATCCCTCTGCTTACAAGATATTGTCCGTAGCCTCGATATAGGCGACCATAACCGGACAAATACCCTTCTCCTGCTGTGCTAGCGTGATGGTAATCACCCCAACCATCTCCATATCCTCCGTATCCCTGATGCCAACCATGTCCCATCCAATTGTTGCCGGGATAAGTAACAGATGAGATGGCGAACAGTTTCTTTTCGGCGTTCTTTTTCTTGGTTTTCGAATCGTCGTGTGGAACGGCCTTATCGGGTTCCAATCCAATGGCCTGTGCTACGGGATCTGCTACGGGCTTGGTAGCATTTGGAATTGTAACAGGTGGTTCTTGAACTTCTTTACCCCAACATACGGCGGGAACGAACAACAGTGCAATTAAAATGATAAGTGTCTTCATCTTACCCTCCTTTCTTTCATCAATAGAAGAGTTACATCAATCGCATTTCTAAGCAAGGAGGTCTTTTTGTTTTGTTTGGTGGTTTCACCATCTTGAGAGCTTTTGACAAAATGAAGTGTCGAGACATTCCTTGGGCTCGATCAAGTTTTCTTCGGGAACCACCGATTTGCACTCGTTCCTTTGTGTATTCGACACCTAAATATCTAAAATGCAGGAGATTCAACAATCGATCTCTTCCTATTTTTACATCCCCTTTTGGGCGGGCATGGTGGCACCCTAGACCAAATTGCATAGTTGTAACCTTGTTGGGATTGAAAATAGCCTTCTTGTCATACCAAACACTAGCAACTCCCTGATTGACAACATGGTAAATTTGTCCTGTAGTTTGCGGAAATTCCTCGGAATACATGTTAAATCCTTTGGCACGAAGAATCGTTGTCCCTTGCTCTGCACACTTATCTAGGAAGCAATGTAATTTGGGACGAACCAAAAACTCATCCAGGTCACAGACAATTACCCACTCAGTTTGCTCTCGGCTTTTTTTCCATTTATGGTTTCTCACTTTGTCGAGAATCCGGTTTAAAGGAAGATTTTTTTGATACGGTAGATGTTTTAAAACAGCCTTCGGATGTTTCTCTATGATTGCGGCTGACTGGTCGGTGGATTCATTGTCATAGATGAAGATCTTGTCTGCTATTGTTTCGTAATGCCGCAGGTAGTACGGCAACATTTTCTCTTCGTTGTAGCACGGCGAATAGACGTGGATCTTATCCATGCTTTATATGAGGTTTGCCTAGATTTTTTTGGGACGATTGTCTATAGTATTTCCTGGAGGTGTTGCTATGAAGAACGATGTCGATCCTAAATACTTGGATCTTTTGCGTGACGTGTTAGAAAATGGGGTAGAGAAAAAAGATAGGACAGGGACGGGGACACTTGCAGTATTTGACAGAACGCTCCGGTTTGATCTGTCGGATCGGTTCCCTATATTGACAACCAAGAAAGTTCACTTGAAATCTGTGATTTATGAATTGCTCTGGTTTTTGAAGGGAACCGGAAATATTGAATACCTCCAGCGAAATCATGTGACAATTTGGGATGAATGGGCTGACGAGAGAGGAGATCTCGGGCCTGTATACGGCGTACAGTGGAGAAATTGGCAGGAAATCGATCAAATCACAAATGTAATCACCCAGCTTCAAGCAAATCCTAATTCCCGAAGATTATTGGTTTCTGCTTGGAATGTTGGAGAATTGCCAAATATGGCCTTGCCTCCATGCCACTTTGCGTTTATTTTTAACGTAATGGACGGCAAATTAAATTGCTCAATGTTTCAAAGATCATGTGATCTTTTTCTCGGAGTACCATTCAATATTTCATCGTATTCTTTGTTGACATGTATGATGGCTCATGTTACCGGATTCCCGGCTGGAGAATTTGTATGGCATGGAATTGATGTACATATTTACCAAAATCATCTAAATCAAGTCAATGAGCAATTAGGGAGAACATGGTTCGATTTGCCGACCTTATTTTTGAATCAAGAGATTAAAAACATTGATGACTTTGAATATGATGACATTGTAATTAAAAACTACCGATGTCATTCTGCAATTCGGGCCCCAATTGCGGTTTGACAAATCTAAATATGGCATGATTTTCGGGATAGGTCTTTTCAAAACAGGAACAACGAGTTTATCAAAAGCACTCAAAATTTTGGGATTTAAAACTATCGATGGGCCTCGAAAGCAAAATCCAATAATACTGAAAAATCTTCGATTAGGTCAGGGATTAGTTGAAGGATTACCATATCAAGCATTTACGGATAGTTTACTTCATAAATATTACCGAGAATTAGATATACAATACCCAAACAGTCAATTTATTCTTACAATGAGAGATGTAGATTCTTGGGTCAGAAGTGCTAAATGGCACAACAGAAACAAAAGACATATCACTGAGAAAAAGTATAGAGAATCGCATTATCGCCATTATTCCGAAGCCCTGGAATATTTCGGTGATGAAACTAGACACGAACGAGTGTTAATATACCATCTCTGTGATGGTGTTGGATGGCCTCCGCTTTGCAAATTTTTGGATAAACCAATTCCTAACAAGCCGTTCCCCTGGAGAAATTGCAAAACTAAAGAAAGCATGAGAAAGAAGCACAAGGGAAAAAAGAAACATAAAAATAATCCATAGTTTATATGATGATTACAATTCTTGTAGCTTTTGATGGTAAAAGAATAATCGGAAATCGGGGAAAAATACCCTGGTATATTCCCGAGGATCTTTCTCTATTTCGGGAAAGAACAATGGGACATCCCGTAATCATGGGAAGAAAAACTTGGGATAGTTTGCCCAAGAAGCCCTTGACGGGACGGATCAACGTTGTTATCTCTAATGGATTGGTAGAAATTCCAGGCGGGCACCTGACGAGAAAATCTCCCATATATCTCGCCGCAGATCTTCAGGAAGCCATCCATATCGCTTGTCTGCATTCTTCGAATGAAATTTTCATTATTGGTGGTGGGATGGTATATGAAACAGCAATGAAATCGGGTCTTGTAGACCGGATTATTGTAAGTCAGGTTTTCGGAAAACATAAGGGAGATACTCATTTCCCAAAAATCAATTGGTGGAAATGGAAGAGAAGAACGCTTGAAAAACATGAGAAGTTTGATCTTGTGGAGTATACAATACGAACATGGAAACC